AAATCCAAACAACCACCCATGGGTGGTTGTTTGGATTTAAACCAATCACAACATCACCAAAATTGTATAGGGAACCTCTTATTTCGTTTCCATTGCTTGAATTGTTCCTGTTTGACCCACCGGCAATGTAAACATCGCCACCGGTTTTTGTTTTTTGGTTCCACTCACCCCTGCTATCACCGCCATCTATAAGAACATCATAACCCTTTCCGTTTGTATGTGTACCTCCCTTAATGTGCAAAGTGTTTGCCGAAAAGTTTGTAGAATTTGGTTTTAATGTAATAAGCGGTGAATTATCCTTTATGTTGTTGTTTTGTGTATTGTTTACATTAAGAATATATGTTGGGGTGTTTGCATTTGTTCCGGTTGGTTCAACCTTATCAAAATTAACATATCCAACATCGCCAACAGCTGCTCCAACAAGTGTTATATGTCCGCATTTTTGGCTTGTGCCACCGGCAACATAAATACCACTGTTTTCTGTATCATAGTTTAGGTTTTGGTTGTTGCTGTATGAACCAACACATATACCGTTTTTGCTTACCTTCACCACATTCTTTAGGTTTTCACCAGTTGTCTTTGAATTTATTTTAAGGTAAGATGTATCGGTATCGGCCTTAAAGTTTATGTTTGAATTTTCATCCATCCAAAGTCCATCCAACAAATGTGTTTCATCACCAACATAGCAATTGCTTAATGTATCGTTTGGCACAACACTTTCATTAATAACACCCCATTCCCAATTTGATTGGTGGGTCAATTCGCCTAAACTGTTTACAGTTATAAATGGATGTATTGTATTGTCATTGGTTAAACCGGCAAGCGGAGATACCAATATCCTGTTATCACCGTAAAGGGTTAAAGTTGTGTTGCTTGTTTTTAATGAAACTTGGTCGGATTCCACAACAAAAGCACCGCCATCCACTTTTAAATTGGCTATTGTTCCACCTTTCGATATGGAAATTGCGGTGTTGCTCCCAACAATGTTTAATGTTGAATTTGTTGGAGAATTGCTTCCACCCAAAACTGTTTTGTTGGTTGGGTCAACAGGATGTATTGTTGTACCTGTAAGGGTAAATGGAGAAATGACATTTTCCAAAAGTTGGTATTCTGTTGTCCACGTACCTTCATTATAACTTTGAACATCTCCGTTTGGGGCAAGATACAAATCGCCATCTTCGGCATCCCCCATATTTGATTGAGTTACCCATCCAGCACCTCTTCTTCCTTGTATGCCTTGCAAGCCTTGTATGCCGCTAAAGCCAAGTACACCTTGTATGCCTTGCATTCCTTCGGGTCCGCCACCTTTTAGGTTGACCAAATCAAAATTTGTGTTAATAATGTCAACCATTTCTGATATGGTGTGACCTGCGTTTAAATCAGTAAAAGGTATGTTAGATGGTACGTTACTCATTTTCTATTTTGTGTTTATGTATTTATAAAAACGACTTATTTGAAATAAGCGTTAAACGCCATATTGGTCATCGTTCCTATTTTTGGGTATCCAATAAAGTCGTTTAGGGTTTTGCTATCGGTGTAGCTCATTGCTGATTTTAGGTAGGAAACAAAATTATCCAACCATTGACTCAAAGAATATTCAACATCAACAGTTGTTTCAATTCCTTCGGATGTTTTGGTACCGCTTCCCCCAAATTCCTGTTGCGCCTTTTTGGTTGACATACCGTAATATTTGCGGTATTTTACATATTTCTTATCGCCATAGTATTCGGATTTGTCAACATATACCAATGCCCTTGGGTTATCCCATTCATATTTTATGTGTGTTTCACCGCAAGCCTCTTCGGTTTTTGCAAAAATGCTTCCAAGCATAACATAGTCCGCCCCAAGTGCCAATGCCTTTATAACTTGGTCAAAGTTTCTAAAGCCGCCATCCGCAACTATTTTTGGGTAGTTTGTTTCGGGATGTTGCAAGCGTTTGTTATGGCATTCCCTTATAAGCGATGCCATAGGGTAGTGTATGGAAGTGTTCGCACTTGTTGTACAACAATATCCCGAACCTATTCCAATGCGAATATAGTCAACACAATTTAAATAATGCAAGCCAATTAGGTTGTAGGTTTCGGGGTTGGCGATGTTGCCAGCCATTATGGTTATGTTATCACCTATTGTGTCTTTTGCCGTTTTGCAAAGTTCGTAAACATATTTCATGTGTCCGTTTGCAATGTCTATGCAAAAACTTCTTTTTTTGTTCCAAATGTTCATTTTCAAAAGTTGTTCAAACTCGTTAAGCCCAACAGCGGCAAAACAAGTTTCCGAAAGTTCAATTCTTGTTTGAAAATTAACGCTTCTTGGAATAATGGTTTGTATGTTTTTACCTAAAAATTCATTGTAGTTGTTTTCATCAATAACACAACTCATTGGTGCTGTAAACAAGGGCAGCATACCGTTTTCGTGATAGGTGTTGCATTCTTTTCTGCTTCGTATGCTTGTTAAATCTTCAGGTATTATGCAAACATCGTTCAACCCCAAAAGTTTGTGGGATTGGTAAAATTCTTTCGACATATTGGTTAAATTTTAGAAAACAATTATTCTTTTGATATGCTCTGTGTTACAATAACATTCTTTTTCATCACAAGTTTTACACGTGACTTTACATTTTTAAATTTGCCAAATTCACTTAAATTTATTTTAATTTTGTTTTGGGCAACATTGTTTATATTATAATATAATAAAGTTTCACCGTTTTCGTTATGTTCTTCGGTGTCATCTTCATAAGTGTAGTATTGTGAATTTGCTTTGTGATAAATAAAAGCAATGTATGGGGATGTTGCATTGCTTGGGTTTCCAACGGTTAACTTGTAAGTTTGTGGTGTGGAAGTAAGGGTATGCAATATTTTATAGTTAAGGGTTATGTCAAGGTTGTTTATAACCGATGTGGATGTTCCATAGTTGTAGTATTCTTCTTGGGTATCGACATTGTTGTTTTTAATGCTTGTTATTATATTATCAACATCATAGTTCAAAGCACCCGTGTTAACATCCATATATTTGTTATAGTTTAATGCGTGTGCAAAATTATAGTATTGTGCGTTACTTGCAAGTTGAATATAGTTTGAATACAACAAATTGTGTGCGGCAACAAGGTCAACATAATGGGTAATTTGATACGATTTGCCTTCTTTTAGAGGTGAACTTATATCGGGACGTGTAAAATCTATACAATTGGTTATGTCTTCCCATTCAACATTTGAATTGGCGTTGTATTCACCTTCAACACTTGCCTTTTCAAGTTTAATCCCAACGTAGTTGTACAATATAGCCTTCCCCCAATTTATTTTTTTGTCAAGATTTGTTCCGCTAAAAACAAATATGTTGTTTATATCGCAAGTTCTTATGTCAAACGGTTGTGCCGATATTTTTATGGTTCCCCAAACTTCGTTGTTGTTCATATTCTTTGTAAAGGTAACAGACGGGTCAACAACCGAAAAATAGTTTATGCGTTGTTGGGTTATATTTGAATGATTATCTATGTATTCTGCCATTTTTGTTTGTGCTTACACTTTATTTAGTTCCATTGTTTTGGGGAGGTAATTCAAAAAGTTTGTATCCCATAAGTATAAAGTCACCTTCTTCCACGTATTCATATTCAACAACAAGATATGCAACGGTTCCTTCAAAATTAACGGTTAGTTGCTTTGTGTTGGGGTCATAGTCAACTCTGCCACTTAATTCCTCAACATTTACAACATTTACAAATATTGGTTGGTCATTATAAACATCATATAAAAGTCTTGGAACATCAACAACATTGGAGTCTTGCGTTACTTGCTTTATTCTTGTTTCAAAATGTTCTCCATCGCAACCACATCCACAACCACCACCGCCACCACCGCTTGGCACAACCGAACTTTGTCCGGCGGGACCCCTGCAACCTTGTATGCCTTGTAAACTTCTTATAAACAACGCAATGGCACCGGGACTTGATGGGTCGGGAAACACACTTTGTATGTTGTTGTATTCATACCAAATGTCATAAGTGGATTTACCAATTTCACCTTGTTCACCTTGAATACCTTGTATGCCCAAAAAACCTTGTATGCCTTGTGTTCCTTGAACACCTTGTTCACCTTGTATGCCTTGGTGTCCAATTTCGCCCTGTATGCCTTGGTATCCCATCCAACCTTGTATGCCTTGTGTTCCTTGCATACCTTGATATCCTTGGTATCCTTGGTATCCTTGCAAACCTTGTTCACCTTGTATGCCCTGATAGCCAAGCCAACCTTGAACACCTTGTGTTCCTTGAGCACCCTGATGTGTCGCTTGTCCCGGTACTCCTTGCAAACCTTGCATTCCTTGTATTCCTTGCACTGCTATCCAACACCCTTGTATTGCTTGTTGAATTGTGGGGTCTGTCCAAATTGCTTGTATGTATGAACCACCATCGATTCCTTGTAAACCCTGCAAACCTTGAAAACCCTCTGTTCCATTTTCGCCATCAAGACCTTGTGCGCCTTGTACCACAATAAATTGAGAACCATCTGGAGTATAAACCCATGCTTCTCCTTGCGAACCTTGCATTCCCTGCGGACCTTGCGGACCTTGCGGACCAACTTCACCTTTCGGACCAACTTCACCTTGCGGACCAACTTCACCTTGCGGACCAACGGGCCCGGGTTCACCTTGCGGTCCAACTTCACCTTGCGGACCTTGTTCGCCTTGTTCACCCTGTTCACCTTGCGGACCAACTTCACCTTGCGGTCCTTGTTCACCTTGCGGACCTTGTTCGCCTTGTTCACCCTGCGGTCCGGCTGGTCCAACTGAACCACCCCCTGTTCCAAAAGGATACCATATTCCTTGACCAAGCACAGTTCCTTGTGATGGTGCTACATTATGGGATGTGCTTGTTTCGGAATCGCCAATAAAGATATATAGGATGTAATTATCATCATAAACCACATCTTGGTGATGGTATATGCGCTCAGGGTTATACGGGTTTGCAACTTTTTTAAAGTTGTTGTCAACTTCAGGTATGGTTAATTCCACACCTTTTTCTTGACGATATATTATTCTTTCTTTTATCTCTGCTTGCATTTTTACAAATTATTTTTTAATATGCCATTTTGTTGGAATGCCGTTATCATTCACGTCTTTTTCATCATATTCAAAGTCGCTAACTTTGTAAAGGTTCTTGTCAACAATATCATCTATTTGCTTTTGCTTAAAACCGTTCACCTTTAAAAAGTCCCCAAGACCTCTTATACCAAGCACAACATCATCGTACATGTCTTGGTTTGGCAGTTTATCAAAACCAAGTTTTTCCATTTTTTGTTTCATTGAACTTGCGTATTCGTTGTTGTCTTTCATTTTGTTGTATTCTTTTTCCATGTTTTCGTGCATTTCCTCCTTAAGTTTGATTTGCTTTTCCCTTTCATCCATTTCTTTCTGCCAATTCTCACGAGTATCCATTCCTTCAAACAACGAAGAAAGACCTTCTTGCGACCTTATGCTAAACATTTTCAATATATCAATAAGGTTCATGTGTATTTTTGCACACACCTTGTTGGCTCTTGCCTCCGCAGATAGTTTAACCGACTGGGAATAGGTTCCAAGCATATTGTCCTTTCCTTCCTTTGATGGTTTCTGTGCAAGGTTGTTAAATTGTTCCACCATTGCGGCAAGTTCCTTTTGGTTATCATCCTTTAAAAGGGAGTCTATGTGTCTACCGGCTTCTTGGAATATGTTTTGTCTGTACGCACCGTACATATCGGTTCTCCCCATGTTGTTTACCTCTTTTATTTTTTTAAATGCGTCAATAAGACTTGTGAATTTTCCTTTTTCTTGCTTTGATAGTTTTTTTCCTCCGATTTCCTTGTTTAGGTAATCGTCGCCTATTCTTAACTTAATTTCATTGTAAATTTGTTCAACAGCCTCTCGTCTTATTTCCATAACCTTTTTATCCATTCCCGCAATGCCATCTTTTACAAGCGTAAAAAACATATCTGCGTTTAGTTCAACCTGAACCAACGCCTGTTGCAACGCTTGCCTAATAATGGTCATATAATATTTGTAGCCAAGTGCCATTATTTTTGCCATTCTTATAGGTGAAAGAAACACACGGTAATTCATTATGTTAGATAGAAGAATATCGCCAGTAAAAGAACCCGGGCGTATGGAAGTCAGTTCTATTAGTTTTGTTAGTTTTAACTTGTTTTTGTCAAATTCAACCGATAAAAGTTGTTCCGCCTTGTTTGCGGTTGTTTTCTTGTTTATTTTTAAATCATCGTTGTAGTGTTCAACAAGGTTTTCAATTTCATCAACATTTTCGTTAATGGATTTGAATATGTCGTTTCCCGTTGCTATGGTTGGGGCAAGTATCTTTGAAAGTGCGTTTTTGTTTATACTTTTAAAGATACCCTCGTTGATGGGTTCAACATTGTTTAAACCATAGGTGCTTCTAATAAAATCTTCGGATAAAAGAATGTAGTCCTTCATAAAAATTTTTGGTTTTTAGTATTTATAAATACATAAAAACATTTCAAATTAAATTTGCAAATATGAAAAAACTTTTGGAATTTTTAAACAGGTGGGGTGTCGTGATTATTGTTTCACTTTCCCTGTTGGTTCTTATGAAAGAATGTTCAACATCAAAAAGGGTAAAAAAATTGGAAAAGGCAAATGTTGAAATTACCGCCAAGTTAGACTCCCTTAACAACAAAACCCTTAACGCAAACGATGTAACAAAACTTATTAAAACCGTTTCCGCTTCACAAACCCTTATTGATGAAGAACTTATAGATAAAAAGCAACTTACGCTTACGGATTTATACAAAGAATTACAATAGTTAAAATGCCAACAAGAATAGAACAACTTGCTTCAAATTCAACAATGTATTACAGGGGTGACCAATGCATGGAAATTGCACCCTTTGATAATTACTATATGTTTACCATATACAGGGAAAGCACCGATAAGGAACAAGATGATAGCATACCGCTAAACCTAACCAATCTCGGTTCCCTTTACATATCCTTTATAAACGGTGAAGAAGAAGTTAGAATAGAAAACTACAAATATGCCGAAGATGTTGATATGGCAAACGGAGAAGTTGTGTTTAGAATTGGCAAGGATGATGCCAAAAAGATTCTTGCGCTTGGCAGCAACACCTTTTACATATCAAGCAAAATAACGGATGGTGTAACATCATCCGATGAAACCGTTTTGTACACGGGGGAATGGGTTGATTTTGCCACCGGTATGCAAACATCCCTTACATCAACCATACAAACGCTTAACAACACAATTCTTGAATTGCAAAACAAACTAACATCGCTTAAAGAAGAATACGATGTTATGCTGGACTCTTTGTACTCGGAAATAGAAAACCTTAAAAACGAGATAAAGGCAAAAGATGTAACCATAAAGGAATTGCAAGATACAATAGACACTTACAATTCAGATGTTGTGGATTACATAACAGCAAACATAATCTCAACCGGTAATTCAAACACAGGTGTTTCCATATCCACCACCAATAAAGAAAATTCAACAATAAACACCGGTAACATATCAAGGGAAGTTAAATTGGATAGCATTCGCCAAACAACGCACACCATAGAAATTGCCGCAGAAAAACTTCAAAAAAATTGGCTATCAAATTCAAGAATTAGCAAAAGGGAAGGCATTGTAGAAAATACAAATGTCTCCACCGCAACAAGCAATGAAGACACATATAGTTCTTTGTTAAACCAAGGAAAAAGAAAAAGATAATTTTAAATTTCCTTTTTGTGTGAATCAATAAACATTTGACGGTAAACATTACCGTAATAACCTTCAACAGCCATTGCACGAAGGGCAACGTTTTCATCATATTCACCCAACACAATGTATTCGGTATCTGACGGAGATTCGTTTAAAGCAAGTTCCTTTGTTACATCAACATAAACATCCCCCACTTTGTTAAAGGCGTGTTCAATTGGTATTCCAAATGTACTCATAAAACCTTCACAATACAATATGTTATCAAAACCTGTTTCTGAACACATGTGGTATGCGTTTGAATAACATTCCTTTTTCTTTGGACGTACACGTTGCTTTATTTTTTTAATTTCTTCTTCCGTAAACACTTCGTTTAACGGTGTTATTTTTATTGGTTTGGCGTCTTTTACCATTTTTTCGTAAAACTCTTTTTGAAACCCATCCGAGTTGCTTGCTATAAACTTGTATTGGGTAACAAAGGTGTTGTAAAAACTTCCACCGTTTTCATTTACGAATTGGTTGTATGTTTTAATCCTGTTCATTTTCTTCAATGTGTTTTGTTGTTCTTTTTCTTGTTTTTTGCTTTGAAACCTCTTCCTTGTACTTGTTGGCGTATTCAACAACAAGGTAGTCAACAATGCTGTTTCTGTGGTTTGTTTTTAGTTCTATGCTTACCATACCCGGAACCCTATCAACACAATCGCAAATAAACCTAAATCCAGAATCCCCCTTGTGCTTTAAGTCTATTTGGGAAACATCACCGCATATAATCATTTTGGAATTTAAGCCAATTCTGGTTACTATCATTTCCATTTGCTCATCGGTTATGTTTTGGGCTTCATCAACTATTATGCAAGAATCCAAAAAAGTAAGACCCCTCATAAACGAAACGGGTGCAATTTCTATTGTGCCATCGTTTAGCCATTGGTCTATTCTAAACTTATCGTAAAGCAAGTAAAAGTTGGTTACTATTGGGGATATCCAAGGTTGCATCTTTTCCCTTAAGTCACCGGGCAAGTAACCAATATCTTCTTTTGAAACCGTTGGTCTGGTTATTACAATTTTTTTGTATTCCTTTTTTAGAAAACCATCCAACGCTATTTGACAAGCGAGCAATGTTTTACCCGAACCAGCCTTGCCGTGCAACACCCCTATCGTGTTTTGCAATATTAGTTCCTTTGCTTGCTTTTGTTCTTCGTTTAGGGTAATTTTGAACTTAACGGACATTGTAATATTGTATATTTGAAAATTATGGCTACATAAACTTTTGAAACAACCTACGTTTCAAAACCCGTTATGCCTTAATCCCCAAATAGGTGCAAATGGCTGTTGTCATAATTTTGGATGTGAGCAAACTATACAACGGACCTTGTGTAACACCCAACGCCTTGCAAATGGCTGCACCAATTTTTGAGCCAAAGGCAAGTCCGCCAATACCGCCAACCAAGCCTCCTATAATGCCTTCGTTTGCTTGGTCTTCCATCATTTTTTCAATGTCGTTGTTGTCAACATCGTTTTCTACGCTTTCCTTAATAAAGGCGATTTCCTTTTCGTTAAGGTTTGTGATTTTTTCATAGAGTTGGGAAAAAAGAACAAGGGCGTCCTTTTCCAACATTTCATCTTTTTTTATGTCAAAATAGGTTTTTACTTTTTCCATTTTTATATTGTATATTATTGTTGCCAAGATTCAAAGTTTTCAATCTCTTTAATTGAAGTATCCCAATCACCGTTAAACTTAAGTCCGTGGTCATCAAGATAAATATCCGCAATGGGCTTGCCAGTATCGTTTTGCACGCCATACGGGTTTTCGTTTATGTAGTCATAGGTTATGTTGTTTTGCTTTAGCCATTCCCTTAATTCGGGAGTGTTACCCCTGCAGGTAAACACAATAATTGTCCAACCTTGTTCCTTTAGTTTAAGGGTTCCCTTATCGGCATTTTCAACAGGTTTGCCAAAAACATTATCGCCAAGCCAACCTTGCGAGTAATCATGCAAAACACCATCAAAGTCTATACATATAGTTTTGTTGTGGTCTTCCTTTTTTGCGGGAACCGTTTTTAAATAGGGGTCGTTGAACCTTTCATCGGATTGGCAAAAGATACGGTCGCAGATGTCCATATTTTTTTCAAAATAATCAATGGCATCATCTGCATTATCAAACCATTCTATTTGCTCACCGTTTTTATCATATATTATGTATTGCGTGGCAAAAAAATTGTTCAAAAACGAACCCAAGTCGTTTTCGAACATTTCATTTATTCTTTTAATGTGTACCATCAGGGAATTCAAATTTATTATATTTATATTTCTATGGTTTCCTAATGGCAATCTTCTTAAACCCTATATCCATCAAACCGTTGCACAACCAAGCCTCGTCATTGTTTATGTAAACACCATCAAACTTTTGTTCCTTTAGGTACAGGTTTATGCGCTTTAATATGTTCTTTTTATCGGTTTTGTTAACAAGATGGCTCATATCAAAAAACACAAGTTTGCGAAAAACCTTTCCGTTTTTGTGTATTTTTCTGTTTAGGGCATACATACCCTTATCGTTTTCCATAAGTAATATAAACAAAGGTGACCCATTTTTCAAACCAATGACACCGTACGAGTGCATAATGTAGTTGTTGGAATAACCAATTGCCCTCGCAAGTGTTTTAAAGTAAACACGGTATTTGGCGTGCCACACATCCCTTAACTTTTTGAATCCGAGTATTTCCATTTTTAGCATATATTTAAAATATATCCAATAGTTTTTTCACGTCCTCCCTGTTGTAACCCAAATTGGTTATTTTTTTATCAAGTCCCTTTGCCTTTTTTGGGTCAAGTTTTGATTTTATTTCTTCTATTTTATTTATGGTTCCCTCACAAAAAGCAACGTATTCGTTTAATTTGGAAAAAAACGATTTCCAAGTTTCGGGCAATTTGGCATAGTTTGTTTTTGGCAGTATGCCAAGTTCCCTTTTGTAGTTGGAAATGCTTCTCCTGCTTTTAACACCAACCAACACGCAAAGGGTATCGTTGTTTTTGGTGTTGTCGTTTATAAGGTTGGGGTGTTCAACCAAGGCAAGCAAAAGTTTTATTACACAGGAATACTTTTTGTTCTTTTTTATGTTTATGCTTTTTTGTCTATCTTCGTTGCTCCACACCGCATAGTTTTCATCATAGGTGGTTGTGGCGTATTGGTAGGCACCGTTAAAGTCCCTTTCAAATTCTTCAACACTGTATTCATCCCTTTTTACGGTTCCGTTTAAATAGCCGCATTCGCCAAGCATTGCGTTTAGTTGGTTTTTTACCCTGCTTTTGCATTCGTTTTTGCCTATGTTGTTTCGGCTATCCCTTATAAGTTTCATTGTGTATTCTCGTGTAAAGGAATTTCTTGAAAGGGATCTCCAATATTCATTGTATTCCTTTTTAGCCAACTTCTCGTTTTTGTTTTTAAGAAGTTTTCTTTTTGCTTGCGGGATGTTTTTAAACAACTTGTTTTTTGTGTTAAAGCAATTTATGTTCCTGCAGGCAAAGTCAAAAAGTTTGTCGCTGCCAACACCCTTTCTTTCGTTTAGCACCTTGTAAAGTTTTTCATATTTGCCCATATCTTCCACAAAATAATCCTCCACTATTGAATACAAGTCATCAAACTTGTATGTTTTAATGGGTGTTTTGCTTGAAACAATTGGGTGGTATGTGTCCTTTACATTCCAATAGGTAATAAAATCGTTTATGTATTCTTTGTCGCTTATGTAGGGGTTTTTTATTTGCCAACCCGTGTACATTAAATCCCCATCAAAAAGGTAGGCAATAAAGGTTAGCACATCCCTGTAACGGTTCCAATAGGGAAGTTGTTCCTTTACAAAAATGTTTTTGCTATCAACGTATGCGTTGTATATTTTTATTTCCTTTTCAAGTATGTAGTGCAGTTGGGTGTGTCCGTTTTTAATGTGTATTTGAAACATACTTGGCAAGGGCAACCCAAGTTCCTTTAATATCTTAAATTTGTTTTTTAGTTTCTTTTGAACCATTTCGGTTTTTTCAAAGGTTTCCCTTGAATCATACCCTTCAAAAAAATCATCAATATCCACCACAACATCTTCTCTAACCGAATGGTCAAGTCCTGCCGATACTTGCAAATACTCGGACTTGTCTTCAAAATATTCAATAATGTTGTTGTATTTGTGAAGGCACAATTCCCTTGACAGATCTTTGTCCTTTGCAATGTTGTTTGTATGGTTAAACAACCAACACTTTGTTTTGCTTGGGTTTCTTTTTGATTTTTTTCTTTTGGAAACAACCGAACCATCTTCTTTGCTTATCCAAGCATAATAGGTTTCGTTGTTTACAGTAATTTCTTTTTTTGTTAGATTGCTTTTTGGATAGAACACCTCTCCCTTGTAAAGCCCATCAACATACTTTTTCCTACTTGTGTCCCAATATGTGCCTTTTTTGGTTTTACTCATTGTTTGCGTAAAATAATGCCTTAAACGCCACGAAAACCGCTTTATTCAAGTTGTGCGTATTCTATAAAAGATATAGCCAACAATATGTTTATATGCGTTTATTCAACAAAGTGGCTGAAACCGTTTTGCTTCTTAACTTCCAGCACCCTATCCACTGTTGAATTTTCAAGGTTGGCGTGGTGTACTATAAACATATTCATATTTAGGTCTTTTGAAAAGTCCTTAAATATGTCAAGCAGCTCGTTGCAACTGCCAACATCAATACCGCTTAACACCTCATCCAAAAACAAAAGGTTTATGTCGTTTATTTTGGTTTTCATTATTTTTAAAAAGGCAAGGGTAACCGCAATGTCCGATTTTTTTCTTTCACCGTTGGAAAGGGTTTTGTAACTAACTTCCTCCCCCATATAAAACAACTTGCAATTGTAGTTTATGTCAAAGAGTATCTTGTAGCCAATGTTTAGTTTTTCCCTTAACTCATCCACGCACTTGTTTATAATGGGGATGTACATATTGCTTATGTATTGCTTTAAGCCGTTTTCGGAAAACACACCCAAAACAACATCAAGCAACTTAAGGTTTTTCTCGGTTTTTGCCAATTCCTTTTCTGCCGGTTCTATTTTTTTGGTTATGTCGTCCACAAGGGATAGCATATCATCAATTTGCTTTTGTTTGTTTTCGTCAAGTGCTTGGATGCTTCTTTTCAAATCGGATGCCAAAAGTTTGGTTTCGTTTGCCTTTTTTCTTGCACTATCCAATTTTCTATCCAACTCAACAAGGACGTTTCTTATGTGGTCGCTATCCATTTTGGCACGGTTGAACTTGTTTAGGGCATCGCTGTACTTTGTTTCAAGTTCTTCCTTTATTTTAGTGTGCGCTTCATCGCAAAGGTCGGCACCGCAAGTCGGGCATTTTTTGTTGTTGTAAAGCGACATTTGCCTTTTAAGGATTTCAAGTTCGGAGTTTGCCTTTACGTATGCCTCCCTTTTTTCGCTTTCCATAGCAACACCCCTTTCCTTTTTTTCAACAATTGCCTTACCCGCATCTTCTATTTTTTTGTATTCTTCGTCCAGCCTTTGCAATTCGGTTTCCATTGTTGCCTTTTCGTTGGCTATAACGTCTTCGCTTTTTTCACCGCTTTTTATAGCCTCTATTTTTTCTTTTATGGAGGTTATGGACTCGTTGTAACTGTTTATTTTGTTTTCCAAGCCAAAGGATGTTTGGTTTAGTTCCTTGATTTTATCCTTTACCTTTTGGTTTATTTCGTTTAGGATGCTGTAACCAAACAACCTGTCTATAATTTCCCTTTTTTCCTTTGGGGTAAGTTTAATAAAGGATTTGAAACTATCAACACTTAACACAATGGAATTTCTAAACAAAGAATAAGGCACTCGGTAAATTTCCTCTTCCAAAAAGTTTTGCACGTTTGCCTTGCCTGCTGTGTCAACCTTTTTGCCGTTTACAAAAACTTCAAAAATGGATGGGTTCAAGCCACGGTGAATTTCAACCTTGTTATCACCGCTTGATATGTAAATCCACCCCTCCATGTTTTTGTTTATTCGGTTTGGTATTTGGGGTAATGTAAACCCATCCACTTGCCCATACAACATAAAAGTTATAAGGTTGGAGATACTTGTTTTCCCACTTCCGTTTTCTCCGCAAAGCAAGGTTAAAGAGGAATCTTGGTCAAAAGTTAGTTCTTGCCAAGAATTTCCCCAACTTGTAAAATTGCGCCATTTTACCTTTTCTATCTTCATTACTTACCGTTTTTCCTGTAAACAATTCTTCCATTGGTAACATCATAAGGGGATATTTCAACCTTTACAATATCGCCAACCATAATTCTAATATTGTTAATTCTTATCTTACCGCCTATGTATGCGGTAACAACGAAACCGTTGTCAAGTTCAACCTTGTACTTGTTGTTTGAAAGGTCTTCTATTACGGTGCCTTCCATTGAAATTAAGTTTCCTTTTCCCATTAATTGTTTTTTCTTTATATATAATAAAATTAAAAAATCTTGTTCTATTTTAATTTTTGCAAAACCATATCCGACACAACCTTTCCGTTAGCGGTTGGGTGTTTTGCTTTGACTTTCTTTATAATAGTTCCCATGTTTTTCTTAATTGGTTCAACACCAGAATCTATAATTGCGTTTATCTCTTTTTCTATATCTTGTTCTGTAACGGGTTCGGGAAGATACATTTTAATAAAATCCGCTTCCTTTCTTTCGTTGAAGGCAAGATCTTGTCTTCCACCGGCAACATACAACGCCTCGGCTTCTTCCCGTTGCTTAACCATTTTGTTCAGGATTTGTATCTCAATAGCGTCATCCATTTTTTTGCTAACGGCTTCTTTGGAAGCGTTATATTTTTGAAACTCGGATTTAATAAGTTTTAAAATTCCCAAACAACCTGAATTGCATTTTGTTTCTTGAGCAATGAGCTCATCAATCTTTTCTCTTAACATCGTTAATATTTTTATAAATTATATGTTTTGCTTAATTACTTTGTATATTTTTGTTTCATACTGTAATTTTTGCAAACCTTTACTTTCATTTAACCAAATATTTTTTTGTATTCCACTTGTTTTTTAATTTGTTTAGTTGCATATTTCATCAAATGTTCATCTATTTTTACACAAGCACGTGCAAGTTCCATTTGTTCAAATGTGCCACTTTGGGTATGTAACATTTTTAATCTTCTTTTCTTGTTTAGACTATCAATGGTTATGTGTTTTTTCCAAATACTGTTTTTTATTTTACGTATTTTCATTGTTTACAAGTTTTTATCTTCTTTTACCTATTATCCAAAACAAGCAATTTGGTTCCAAATAGGGTACACATTTTGATTCGTATATTGGGTCCAACTCAATATCGCCAACTTTTTTAAAAACCTTGTCCTCATACCCAAGTTCGGACTTAACCACCGTTAGATTTTTGATATTTAGTGGTGCGTACTTTTTAAGGGTTTTTTGTACGTTATAGCCAACACTTACGGCTGTTACCTTTACATCTGTTCTGTTTGTAAGAATTAAACCCCAAAGCACACCGCAAAGGTTCATACCGCTTCCTGCTGTTATAACAATATGCTTTACTTCTTTTGGAAGGTTTTTGGTTTGCAATGCGGTTTGGTAAATGCTTTCCCAACTTTCCATTCCAAAGGGGACGTTAAGGCAATTGTTTTCTTCGGCATCCTTTTTTGCCCTTGCTATAATAACACTGTTGTGCCAAGTGTCTTCGTGGTGGATAATTTCAGCACCATCGCCAATTGCAATTTTTAATTCTTCGGTATCCTTTCCCCTAATGGTGTGACACCTGCATTTTTTGTTTAGGTTTTTGCAAATATTGGCAACTATTTGGATTTGCGGGCTAAACCTTGAACCAGCCGTAACAACGGTATCTTTGTCGCTTTTGGAAATTATACCGTATGCCTGTCTTGCCTTTGCGCCAACCACATCAAACACTTGGTAAAGGTCATCCCTTTTTACCCAATAATCGCCCACACGATATACTGGTGTTAATTCGGGTGCTTCCTTGTCAAAGTTGCTAAATACACTTGGTGTTATTTCAAATAAAGAAACCATTTATGTTTTATATATATTTAGTCATTGTTTTCGTTGTAGGATTCTTCAACAAAATATTTAATAAGTTCTTTGTGGTTTTCAACATCTTCTTTATACAAGTTAAATCTGTATTCGCCTTTTGCGTAGTAGTTTTTAAGTTCGCCAAACTTTGTTTCTTCTATTTTCTTGTTGCGTTCTTGTGTTTGCTTGCACTTTACATAAAATGTTGTGTATTTCATTCTTGGAATAAAACTCACAAAGTTTATTGTTGTTCCATTCTTTACCAGATTTATATATGATTTAAGATATGATAATTTGTATTCTTTATCAATTGCGGCAATAAATTTGTTGTATATACTATCAACAACCGCCATTGCGTTTTCGGTTGTTTTTTTGTCTTCCCTGTTTAACCAAAAGTTTCTGTCTTTATCTTCTTCTATCTTTACATCATCCCCTATATTATATGTGTCAAGCACCTTGTGAAAATGTAGTAAAGTTGTGTCGGAACTTTCGGATTTTAAGGGAAGCATTTCATACGCTATTATTGGAGTGATTCTTGAAAGCAATTCAAGAGCAATGTACGATTTACTTTTTATAATGTTTTCCGCTATAATAACAGCAACATATTCATGTTCGGCATCGTTTTTTGCAAGCAAGGATTGGTAGGTAACAGTTCTTACCAAATGGTCGGCATCCAAATCCCCAAGTTGTATTTCAACAGCATATTGCGTGGATTCGTTGCAAGATTGCAAAACCAAGTCAACCCTTCCATAGCCTATCAAGGAAACTTCTCTTTTTGCGGTTAAGTCTCCAAGGTTCAAAGAATTGGTATATTTTGCTATGTATTTCTGAACATCATATTCGGAAATCGTTGATTCTTTTTTCAAGTTAACTTTTGTGCAAGATGCTAATTTTTCTTTTTCCATATCTTTATTGTTTTTAATTACAGTGCAAAAATACAAAAATGTTTTAATATATGCAACTAAAAAACAAAAAAGTTATTAACAAAGTTATTAACAATATACTATAAAATTTTTATCAAATAATAATCCACTCAATATATAAACAATGGTACATGTGTTTTTACTAAAATTAACAAATTCCTTTAGTGTTAACTTCAAATAAAAATTTATATTATTAGATTCCTATACGTTTATACAAATTTTCTAACATAGTTTTTCTTTTTTCTTCGCCAACTTGTTTTGTTGATAAAACCACAATTTTTTCAAATTTAATAAAATTACCATTGCATACCCACATTTTATGGTTAAACAAATTATCTTGTTTTGGTAATGCCCCAAGATAATGTATTGGATTATAATTAAAATACTCTATGGGGTACACAAAAGATATGTGGCTTTTACCAAAATTTCCATAAAGGCAAACATTTGTTAACCAATATATATTTTTTCCAACAATTTCAAAAACCTGAATTCCATATAAAACACCATTACACCTATATGAAATTTTTATAATGTTAGAATTATTTAATAAAATTTGCTTTTCTATTTTTTTTAAATCAATATCAACACTTGAATTTGAGATATCTTTCCATTTATTTAGCAAATTATCAATTTCATACGCCTTGTTATCAACATAAAAATTATAATCCAAACCATTATAAGTATATATTTTTATATTTTCATCATTGATTATTCTTTTACAAGAATTTTTAATTTTGCATTTCTTAACTTTTTTTTCGTCCCAACTAACAATAAAATCATAAAGTGTGTAATCGTTATTTTGTGTTTCATTACTATTTTTTGGAAAGTACCAAAATATTTGTCCTTCTATGTCCAAATCTTTTCGATTAACATTACCAAACACCATTGCGTATGTGCTGTGATTTGTTCGTTTTAATAAAACATATCCACCATTTTTTGATTTCACAAATCCGGGTGTTTCCGAATATGGCAAAAGTGTATAATAAATAGACGGACAAGTTTCAACAAAATTTATTAAATCTTTTGGTGCTTTTCTAAAATCAACTATATTTAAATCGTTATAATTCATGTAAAGTTTTTGCTATTTATAATATTGGTTCATCTTTCATTTGAATATCGTTATAAAGATTTCGTAAGCAAACCCCAGTTTTTTCAACAATCCATTGTGATGTTGGAGAACCCTTATCATTACAAACTTTTTCCGTAATGCTTGTCAAATAATATTCTTCATTATCATACAAAATAGTTCTATTTCCAGAAACAATACATTTTATTGTATTATCTTTTTTGTAAACCAAAACATCACCATCTTTTAAACCCATTTCATAAAAGTTAAGGGGTCCTCTTTGCAATTTTTTTTCTTTAAATTGTGCAATTTTATCATTTGATGTTAAATTATTTTCAATTTCTTTATTAATTTCATTTGTTACTTCTTCTATACTAAATAAACTTATAAGTCCTATAATGCTTTTTGGGTCCAATCTAAAAAATTCACGGTTATTGTTTACACGAACAACCCCAAATGCTTTATGAAGTTCCTTTTCAACTAAATCGCAATTGTTAACCGTGCAAGAATATTCACACACAAAAGGCACAGGAACTCCTGTTGAAAAAAGTTCTTTCATTCTATCATTAACATCGGTTCTTGTTGTTTTTCCTATTTTAACAAGACCCGGCATACAAGGGTTTGACAAAACATAAATAATTCCTTGCTTTTTGCTTAATGTGTTTTCCATATCTTTGTTGTTTTAATTACAGTGCAAAAATACAAAACTTTTTAATATATGCAACTAAAAAACAAAAAAGTTATTAACAAAGATATCAACAATACACTACAACTTTTTACGGTAAACATACACCTTTTCATTTGTATCCACAAAATGCGTGGTTCCTTGTTCATCCCCTTTTGAACCATAAACACGTTTGCCGTTGCTTAATTCAACATCTTCCAAAAACACAAAGCCAACCTCTGTTGCCATTTTGTGAAAATCATCAGCCATCTTGTAGTTTTCGGTGTTTTTGATGTTGTATGCAAAGAAACCATCATTTACAAGGTATTGCTTGCAATTTTCCATAGTTTTCCTTACATAAACATTTAGCCAATCTTTGTATTGGGGATACAACTTTATGCTTTGCTCACCGTGTTTGTAATCTTCCAAATCAAAATAGGGCGGGCTGCTAAAGCACAAACCCATTTTGTTTGTCCATTCTTCCACAAAAATTTCACTTCCTTGCGGTCTAATGTCCTTGTGTATTGGTGCAAACAACCTAAATGGATCCGAAGCATAATAATCTTCATACATATTGCCAAGTTGTTCAACCAATTCAACATTGGGATCGGTTCCATAATAGTTGGTTTTCATTCTCATACTGCCCAAAAGCCTTGCACCCCAACCGCAACTGTAATCATAATAGTTTTTGTTTGGGCAATAATTTTCCAACATATAGTTTATAACCTGTATGGGAAATTGGGTTGCCTTTCTTGCAACACCCTTGCCGCCCAGTTGAACCATGTGCATAAATTTTTTGCAAGGAGTTGGGTCGTCAAAGATGTGTGGGAATGCTTCTGCTTTTGCCATAAAAAAGCCAACAAGTTCTTTTGATTCAAGTACCTCGTTTAACGAAAACTTATCACCGGCAAAACAAACATCCGATGCAATTTTTATAAAATACTTTTTGTATATCTCGCTTGTTACCGAACCACCGTTTGCCACTTTTCTAAATTGTGCATACAAGTCGCTTTTTGTAGGAACTTTATAGTATTCCTCAACTATTTCATTGTATTCCTCATCGGACAATTCCCTGTAAAACTTTGTTTTAAGGGTTTTACCGTTATGTGTTATTTCCTTAATCATATTCTAAAACAACTTGTAAACCTTTCTGTGTTCGGGGTTTTTGCAAAAAACCATTATGCCTTCAACATTATCCACCAACTTGTTTCTATCATCTTCGTTTTTTCTTATTTTGGTTCTTTGCGACCTCCCAATAACCTTATCTTGTTCAACCTTTTTGAAACCAACTTCCAATGCCAACTTTTTTGTATCGCCAACCAAATCGTATTCGGAGAAATTTTTAATGTTAAGAATAAAATAACCTCCATCTATAAGGTACGCCATACAATTTTCCATTGTTTTGACCATATAGCCGTTTAGCCAATCCTTGTATTCAACACCGGGTTTCCAACTTTGGTTTCCCGTTTTGTAATCTTCCAAGTTAAAGTATGGGGGTGAACTAAAACACAAGCCCATTTTGTTTTCTATTTCATGGTGTCTTTCTTCGCTTCCGGTTGTCCATATTTTAAAGGTTGTTCTTGTGTCGTTTGTAACACGCAAATACCTTTGTCCCATTTTGGAAAGTCTTTCAACAAGTTTGTAGTTTGGATCCGTTCCATAATAGTTTATGTGGTTTCTTAAACTTCCTATAAGTCTATCACCCCACCCGCAACTAAAGTCATAATAGTTGTTGTTCACATTGTACTTATCCAAAACAAGGTCAACTGTTTGCAAAGGAAACATTCCCGCTTTTTTGCAAACACCAGCACCAATTAGTTGCATTGACTTGTTCAAATGGGATAATAACCCATCTTTGGGGTCGTACACTTTTTTGTTTACATTCACATACCTTAAAATATACCCAACAACTTCTTTGCTTCGCAATGCCTCGGCAGGTGACCAAACTGCATCGTAAAGCGTGGTTTCGCTTAAAATATCGTTTATGTAGTAACGGTTTAACGCACCTTTGTTGGTGCCGCCATAGGAAATGCTTCTTATATTTTCGTCAACTTCTTCCAAAGTTGGCTTTGCATAGTATTCCCTTACAAGATTTTCGTATTCCTCATCAGTAATATCATAAAAGTAAGGACAAGTCATTTTCATTTTCTTGCCCTCGTGTTCAAGCCATTTAACACCGTTTTCTTCGTAAATCATAATCAACTAAATTAAAATGCAAAAATACAAATTATCCTAAAACACAAAAACATTAAAACAAAAAGTTATTAACATTTCACATCGCATATATCCAACATATATCGTTATTTTATCAAAAGATGGTCGTATTGCTGGTGGTATTGCTTGCAAAGAGAAAGAAAATTTTTGGCATATTCAACAAGTTCCTTTTCCTCCACATACACCAATTGGGGTGAATCGTTTTCAACAGCTATCCAAAGTTCAGCGTGGTGAACCTTTATTCTAAAGATTTGGTAGTATGCAACAAAATACGCTCCAAGTTGAAGATAGTAACCGGTTAGCCACTCTTTTCTTTTTTTGCGTTTTGAAGTTTTAAAGTCAACCAACACATATTCATCAGCATGGTTTTTCATTACAAAATCACACCTACCGGCATATCCTCCACAAGTAAGGGAATACAAGGTATCTTCCATACTTACAACATCCTTTACCCTTTCGAAAAACCCGCACCACATAAGGCTATTGAACAATTCGTTTCCACACTTTAGTTCATCGGACGTGTAGCCGTTTTCTTGAACAAAGGCATTCATTTTTTTGTTTACATCCAACAACCTATCGTTTTTGTTTTCTATGTCGCTTGTAAACCAATATTCAAGTTTTTGGTGCATACAAGTTCCACGATTGGCGGAAAACGTCATAATTCGGTTTGCCTCTTCTTCGCCAATGTTCTTTCTCCAATTATCAAGGCTGCTGTGGTCGGTCATTGCACCTATAATGGTGGTAACGGATGGCAACTTGTAAAGCACGCCATCCTTTTCTATGTTGTAGTATCGTTTGTTATCTATGGACTCTGTTAATTCAAGGCTTTCCTTTGTTGCCATATTTTCATTTTAAATATATATGATAATCTATTTGTTGTCTAACACGTAATCACTTGTTCCTAAAGTGTGTGGAAGTTTATCGACATAACAATCATAAGCCACTTTTGAAACAATGTTTTTTAACTTGTTTTTGTATGTTGTCATTTTATTGTTTATCCATCTTTTAAACCCATCGTATGATTTAAACTTATTGTTTGATAATTTGTTTGCGTATTTAAGAATAAGTTCTTTGTGTTTGTCATCTTTCACTTCTAAAAATTGTTCGCACCAGCAAAATACAAGTTTGTAATTTTTGTAAAAGTTAGTTCTTTTTATGTATTCCAACACATCGTTTACAGATAGAAAAGTTCCATCATATTCCAAAAGTTCGCCTTTTATTGTTCCTATAAACGCATTTCTTTCAAAATCAACAAGCATATACATAACGCTGCCGACCATTTTTTCTATTGGGTCATTATTGTTTGTCATTTCAAAATAACCCAAATCCTTTGCAACTTTTTCAAGTGTGTTTCCTTGTTTTCTTAAATTATAATCTTCATAGGCGTGTTGAAGTTCGTGCATTAATGTACCCAAGTTGACACTTTTTTTGTTTAGTTGAATTTGTATGCTTTGAAATTTTTCACTATTTTTTAATGTTTTGGTTTTTGAAAAAGCATAGCCCGTTAACCCATCTTCTGTTATGACCAATATAATATTTTTGGTAAAGTTACATTCAGGTGTGTGTACGTTTATTGTTTTGTCGGATGAACTTTTTGCAATGTTTAACAATTTCCAAGCCAATGCTTCACAATTGTTGAAAACACCATGTTTTTCAAGTATTTTGTTTTTGTTAAACCTGTTCTCATTGGAATAATAAAATTGTCTATTTTCATCTCCACAATAAAATTCTATAAACAAATGAGGTTCTAATATATTATTATAATTTATTAAAAATTCATCAAATTTTAAAATTTTATTCATTTATGCGTTGTTTATATTTTTGAATTTATGTAATTTGTCATAGCTGTGGAATCCGCAAACCCTTTTGACATTTTTTCCGAAAACACTTCGTATGCCATTTTTGGTATAATTGTGTTAAACTTTCTTTTGTAGGAATACAACATGGCATTCAACCATCTTTTAACATCTTTATATTCCATAAAATAGAAATTTGTAATTTTGCCCAAATAATTCAAAACCTTTATCTTATCCTCTTTGTTTTTTATTTCCAAAAATTCGTTTGTCCACTCAAACGCATCTTCGTATTGCTGGTAAAAACCCGTGCTTTTTATAAAATCGCAAACAGAATTTATTGTTGTAAACTTTTTCGGGGATTCCATAAGTTCCCCATATATGGAATTTATGTATGCGTTTCTTTCAAAGGATGTGTACAAATAAACCAATTTGTAAAGTTTGCGTTCCATTGTGTTTGATGGTTTGGAAAGGTTTACCATTAGTTTTTTGTAGCCAATTTTTTCCAATTTTTTATCGGTGCTTGAACCTTTTTTTCTTAATTCACAATCCTCTTTTGCGTGTTGAAGTTCGTGCATAATAACCGATAATTTTAACTTGTCTTTTGATGAAATTATTATTGTTATTTCATCAAACAAACCTTCGTTTTGGTTAAACACAGACTCGTTATAGGCATAGGCGGCAACCCCAAAAACATCTTCATCATATTCAACAATAACCTTTTTTGCCACATTGTTGGCGGGCATTTCTATTGTTATTGTTGAATGGTTTTTTAGTTCAACACCTTTTGCCTTTTTTATAATTTCTTCGGACATTTCCAAGCATTTGTCAAAAATGCCGTATTTTTCAAAAAGCGTAGTTGTTGATGTCAAGGACTCACCAATATATAGAAAATTTCGGTTTTCATCACCGTAATAAAATTCTATAAAAAGGTGAGATAAAAAAACTATTGCCAGATGCTTTTTCATATTCTTCAAAACTTAAAATTCTTCCCATAACCAAATTTGGTTCTACAAAAACAATAGAATGACCAATTTGTCAAAAACATCCGAGTTACGCAGAACAACCTTGCAATAGTCGCAAGTGTAAACACCGTTTTCATAGCAAGGCTCACAAACCGCAAAACCTTTTTCTTTGAAAATGTATTGTGTGCGAACAATGGTGTCGTTAAGCAACACGGTTTTTTCCTTTGCAATGTTAAAGTTTGAAGTGTATTGCTTTCCGTTTTCAAAAAGTGTAAGTGTAAAGACATCGGTTGTGTCGTTAAATGTAACATCAACCATTCTTTCAACACTTATGAACTCACCGCCAGCATAACCCTTTACAATGGCGGGTGTTTGGGCGTTTGCCAAAAGGCAAATTGTCATTAAAGCCAATAAGTTAAAAAATCTTTTCATAATCGTTTGTTTTATGCTTTATTAATCCACATTTATTACCAATTCATATTTTTCGGCAAACCAACGCAACTTTTCGGTTAAATGGTTGCCAAACATCTTGTAATGAAAATTTCGTGCATCATCAAACACCTTTGGATTGTTGTCGTTTTTTTCATAAAGGTCTGCACGTATTTCTTGTATATAGGTTGCGTCTTCCATAAATTCAATATGGTTAAAGTTTTCATCTTTGAACCTATCTTTAAGGAAACAAGTCAAGCCTTTAATAATGGGGACACAACTAATTTCGGAATACCAAAGTTTGTTTTCAAATTCCTTTAAGTAATATTCAATATCAAACATTACCATTTCACCGCTTCGGTTTTCTATACCGTTTGGTCTGTAAATTATTTGGTATGTCATATTGTAAGGTTTTAGAAAATGAGTTTTAATGCAACAACAATACCCGCAACGATTAAACCTGTTGCAAAAAACAACCCAAGCAAGCGTCCTATTGATGTGTACTTTCTATCAGGTGAAAGCACAACAAGGACGGAGTTTGTTCCATCAAATTGTTCATAGTATTCGGGATACATTATAAGTTCGGATAACCTTAATTCGTTTAGCAAGTTGCTTAACGGACCAAGTTGTTCCTTTATGTACATATCTACCGCTATGTTTCTTTCTATGGTTTCGTTTATGCTTTTTTGGGGCAAGTTGTTTAGGTCATCGGGTATATCAATAACGGTGTAAACCCTTCCGATCCAATCAACATCAAAGCCAAGTTCGTTTAGTTTGTCCTTGTTTTCGTTGACTGTTTTTTTAACTATGTTCCAAATTTTTATTTCCCTAATTAAATTTTTAATATACATATCACTTTGCCTTTGAAATTATTTTCATAATGTTATCGTATGTAACTGGTGCGTACCCGCAAAAGTCAACACCCACATTAAAACGTCTTTCTTTTTTAAGGTTTGGGGGTGTTGGGATTGTACCACCGTGCAAGTTTACAACGCCCTTTTCTTTTCCATTCCAATCAAGCAAAGGGTAATGGGATAACACAATACCGTATTCGGGCATTTCCACAATGTTGTTGTGCAACACCAAAAAGTCATCGTTGTTGTCTTCTATTTTCTTTTGCAAAAACGCAAACATGCTTTCCGATGTGGTTAAGCCAACACTTTCGTATGCCTTGTATGAAATGTAGTCGCTTTCAAAAAGATTGCCAAAATTTGACACACCCCCGGTTTCGCTTGATAAAACAGATGTTAAAAGGTCGTTGTTTTGTATAACGCAACGCTTGTCAAAATCGGTTGGCAAAAGAACCTTTATGCCACGAAGCATATTCAAAAGCATATCGTATCTTGAAAAGTCGTACACAAAGTTGCCAAGCACAAACACCACATCATCTTCCCTTACATTTATGTTCCATTTTTCAATAAGGGTATCGTTCATACCCTCAACTGTTTTGAAGTTTCTTTTTCTAATGTCTATTATGTTATCACGGTAAAGCCACAAATCGCTTGTAAAAAACAGCCTTCTTTTCTTGTCCTTTTTATCCGCCATGTTTTAAAAGTTTAAGTTTCTTATTAAAATGTTTTGTTTGTTAAAGCCTTTGAATTGTTTTCTATCGGCATTCATTCTCCTAAACACGCTATCAACATCATTTCTTTTTAGCAACCTGAACAACCTTTCCCAAAAAGGTATTTTTAGGTAGATTACAACAAAGTTGTGTATGTTTTTGTCGTGCAACATATTTATATATTCGGGGGTTAGCACAAAAACATCCTTGTTTTTCCATTCGCCTTTCCTTAACCCGTACCACCAGTTGTTGTAGGAGTATGAAAAAAGGTAATCGCTTTTGTCAAAATTTTCCTCGCTTTTAAAGTAGTAATCAACACCATCCTTTTCACCCTTCCTTATGGGTCGTGTTGTATCAAGAACACCTGCAAGAAACCCCTTGTTGGCAAAAACGTTTTTAAGGTAATCCTTGCCGCTTGCCGCCGGTCCCGTTATTACTATTTTTGTTTTGTTAGCCATAACTATAAATAAACCATACATATTTAATATAATAAAAAAACCAAGATTTTTTGATTTATGCCCACAATCTTTTACACCGATGATAGTGTTTTAAAGCATTTGCCAAAAAGCATAGAAGAGGCTGAAAACATATTGGACGAATACACTGAAATTATAAACAAAACAATTGAATCAATCTCACAAGTTTGCTATGCCACCCCAAACGGCATAACACCAACCAACAAAGGTGTTGAACCTGTTGACTATATAAACCACCTTTTTGATAAATACTACAACAACGCATACAGCGAAAACATTTTTAAGTATTGCGATATGTTGTTGCTTTGCGAAGAATACGATAAAAACCCAAAGGGGGATAACTACTTTAAAACCCTTCAACGTGAAATTACAATAAACGATAACATTTCCTCGGAAAAGGAACGAATGGTTTTGTACAGGAAATTATGGAACGAAAACAAAGAGATGGAAGAAAGGTTAAAGGCGTTTATGTCCGCATCCCCAAAGGATGTAACACCCGATGGCAAAGATTGTTTGGAATACATTGCAAAGGAACTTGATTCACTTTTTTCAATAATATTGGAAAACAACATTGAAATGCTTAAACTCACTTTTCTTGAAAACGAAAGCCTGTGCTACAACACAAAGGAATGCAAAGGGTTGGGGCAAAGCGAAAAGCAAGAACTTTTTTACGATACAAAAGTTAAACATTAACAGTAATGAAAACTACAATTTGGGTTGCAAGGGATATGAGTGGCGAACTTAACTTTTTTAAGTCCGAACCAAAAGAGTATATTGGCGGTACCTTTTACCACAAAAGCATTTTGCGTATTGGCGAATACCTTGCCGATAAGTACAAATGGGTCACCTATGAAATGTCCCCTGTTGAATTAAACCTTTCCATTACAAAAAAGAAAAAAGGTGTATAAATACTAAAAACAAATATTGCTATGCACATTTTTAGAATAAACGAAATGTATTCCGTCCATCCAGAAAACTTGGGTGAATTTAGGGAATACCTTATGCAAAACGGTTACGAAATTGAAGAAAGGGAAACAAACCACGAATACAGGGGCAGTAAGAAAGGCATTATGATATGTGTAAAGGATAAAAAAAGACCCAACTACACCATTTGCTTTGATTTTACATCCGATAAACCCAATGCGTATGAATTTTTGTATTTTGTTGAAAAGGATGGTGAAAAAGACAACTTCTTTTACATAGGAAGCACAATGGAAATAGAATACGTTAAGGATTTGAACCTTTTGCTTGATGTGAAGGGAACATATAAAAAGTATTTTGTGGATTATAGAAAAAAGATGTTAAAGAAAGCGGAAGCCGCTTACAAAAGGGATGTTATGAAAAACGGACGCTTTGCTTCCGATTATGATTTGGAAATAGCACGTGAAAAACTTAAATTGGCTGAACAAAAATATAATAATATATAATAAAAGATATAACACATATTAAAAGAATAAATGAAATGCATCCAAGCACTTATTTAAGTGCTGCAGATAAAAGAGAGGCGCAAATAAAACAAACACCAAAAGAGTTAAGAAAAAATTTGCCAAAACATATATTGGAATCACCTAAAAAATTAAGGTCACATGCACAAAAAATGGACAAAACCCCCAAAGTTTATGAATTAATTACACGCTCTAATGAAAGTCTTACAAGATTTAGTTGTGATTATAATGAATTTGAATGGGTTGATAAAAGCAGATGGATTAATTATATGGCAAGCACTTATGAAGCGTGCTATTTAACAAAAGATGATATTAAAGAAGTTAAAAATAATAAAGAAAATAGTGATATAAAATATAAGTTTAACGAAAATTCACTTAAAGACAATGTTGAATACCCATTTGTTTTGGTTGATGGTGGTGGATGGAATAATACTTGCTATATGTTATTACTTGACATTGAAAGTGCCACACCAGATGAATGGGAGTATGACACCGAAGTTGTAAAATTTATAGCAACAAAATACCAATTATATGATGGAATTATAGATTTTAGTCTCCTTGACGATGGTTCTAATGAAGATGAAGTAAAAGAGGCTGAACAAAATTGGGATAATATGATACACAGATTAATGAAAAAATAAACATAACACTTTTTAAGAAAGAAAAAAGTTAAATTATAAACCACATAACACAACAAACAAAAAGGTGCGTCAAAAACGCACCTTTTTTTCATAAATCATTAACCTAAATTTAAATTCCCCAAGGGGGCAATTCAATATCTCCGCATTTGGTTTTCACCACATTGTAATTTTTTCCTTCTTTGTTTGGTTGGTTGTAAATGTTTGGCTTGTTTTTTATGTAATCACATTCACTATCTTTTGTACTGTCATCATTTTCCTTAACCTGTTCCCAGTTTAGTTGGGAGGGGAGTATTTGCAAACCGCTTTGGTATTCTATTTCCAACAAGGCACAATCGCTTTTTGTAAGGGTAAATATCTTTTCGTTGTTTCCCGATAGTTGCTTCACTACCAAGCAATCAAGCACAATGCCAAATATATCGTGGATATATTTAACGAGCAAATATGTCTTTTCTTGTTGTTCGGAACCATCCAAGGACTCGTGCTTTAACAAATACACACGGTTTTCTTCAAACAAGGTTGGTTGTTCTTGTTGGTAATTGAACATATTGGCGTAGTTGTATTGTTCAATTTTATCAACATCCATATTAGGCAGCACATCCAACTCGTGACTCTTCCTTTCATCTTCATATTTAATTTCTTGCCAAAAGTAGCCGTCAAATATTTCGGACTTGTTGGTTTCCTTGTTAAAATACACATTTCCAAGCACATTTTCTTTATGGTCAACATCGATTCCTTTGTAAACAAGAGCGGGACCCTTTGCTTTTATATTTAGAATTTCATAATCAAGTGGATAGTGGGTATCATACCGCCACACTTTTATGCAATTCACTTGGATATATGAAATATCAGCGAAAACAAAATTGTAAAGTATATCCACGTGGTATGGTTTCCTTGTGGACATATCAATTACGTTTTTTTTGCAATACTCATGATAACTGTTGTGCAAGCCGCAAAAGTCAACAGTAAGGTATCCAAATTCATCACCGGTTGACGGCACACCCTTGTTAATTAAATGCTCGCACAATATATCCAAAGATGATTTAACAAACTCCTTGTTATCCTTGTTGGGGGTTAGCAAGGGGACGTAGTTAAACCTTTCTTCGGTTGTTTCATAAATTACCAAACATTTTCTTTGGGTGCTAAAATAGGTATCGCAATCGTTTGGCTTGCTATGAAAAATCCCATTTTTTATTTCGCTTTTGTTTTTTATCCAACCAAGAAATGTGTATGGTCCAAAACTGCGTCCAATTTGTTGACCATCTTCCTTAAAAAAGTCAACCTCGTTGCACATTGCTTGCAAGAAAAAACTTTTGCTGTAATCAAACCTTCTTGTGCTGTAAGGTCTGTTATATGTACCCTTGCTTGATGCTTCCATATTTTCCCTTGCCTTTTCACAAATTTTTCTTATGTAATCGTTTACATAGTCATTGTGTTCGTTGTTTGCATTGCCATCAAACTTTGATTTTAGGTATGCGCTTATAGCATCCTTTGTTCTATCGGACACCCCTTGTTCATTAGATTCCCGTTTTCCGGCATTAAAGTATTTGGACAATTTGGCTATCCTTTTATCAAGGTCGTCATCGCTATATGTAGTTCTTATGATGGTTCTTGCCATTTTTGGTAAGGGTTAAACAAAATTGCTTTTTTAATAATATAATAAAAAAAGCAAAGTATTTTGGCACAAAACTATTGGTTGTTAAGTTCGTTGGAAAGTTTTTCAGAAAGTTCCTTTAAGGTTTCGTTTATTTCATTTCTTTTCCTTTCACCCTCATCGTGTATCCTTTTGTACTCGTTCATTGTGTCAATAAGGGATTGTGTGGTTTTCCTTAAAGTATCCGCACTAACAACGCTTTCTTCGTTTGCCTTTGCCACGTTAATGGTGTTCATTTTCAAAAGTTCGGCATTTCTAACAAGTATTTCGTTTGTGGCATTGGACGCCATTCGTTGAACCTCAATGTTGTTCCTTTGGTTTTGCATTGTTACCGATATGCTTAATTGGTTCTTCCAAATGGGGATAACGGTGTTCACAATGTTATCGGACTTTTGGGCAATCATATTGTTGCTGTTTTGCAACGCCCGTATTTGCAAAAGGTCTTGCCCCATAATATACTCGGTAACTTTCATATCGGTTATCCTTTTTTGAAGGGCTTCCCTAAACGCATACATATCCTGCAACATATAGGGTTCGGTATCGGGGTTGTTTTCCATATCGGCTATGGTGTTGCCCAATTCCTTTTCCTTTAGCATTGCCGCAATAATTAGTTCACGCATACGCTTTACATAGGAAACATTGTTGTCAAAAATGATTTGCAATGTTCCGTTATCCTTTAGGGCGATAAGTTTTGTTGCGGTAATCTTCTTTGCCACATCATCAACATTATCGGCAATGTTGTTAAACTTAACAAGGTTGGTTTTGTACCTTTTTATAAGTTTTTTGATTAGGGGTATTTGCCTAATAAACTTAATAAAGGAGTTTTCCTCGTTTAGTTTGTCAAGGTCAATATCGTTTAACCCCACCAAAAGGTTGTTAATAATGTTGCAAGCATCTTCGGTGGTTTCGCTGTTTGACTTGGTAATACGCAAAAGGTCATCACCGTTTTTTCTTACAATTTGGGAAAGGTCGCTACCATAGGTTTGTATGGAGTTGATGTCGTTTTCCCTTATGCTTTTGGCAATGGTTGTTAGTTTTTTAAGTTCCTTTTCGTCCATATTGGCTATGCTTTTGTCATAGTCATAGGACTTAATTGCAACGTTGTTGTTTTCCATATCACTTGTTTGTTAAAGGGTTTGTAATTCTTGTTAAATTGTTCTTAAATTGTTAAGTATTTGCTTTTTAATAACATTGTCCTTTCCGCCCACATATTCTTCAAAGGCACGCATTAGTTCAAGTCCATCGGGGTCGGCAAGTGCCAAAGTGTATGTAACGGGGTCATTCGGGTAAAGTTGTTCCCTAACAAAATCGGCAAAGTTTTCAAACTTGGGATAATCCTTTTGGTTCCACACCCTTTCATCTGCAAGCAGGCAAATGCTTGTGGTAAGCCCGCCAAGGTCTTCCTCTTCAAAGGTTTCAAAGGCGATGTTGTTTTCAACAAGAATGGATTTAATTTCATCCATATCCTTTGTTGAACCACCGTTAAGAATAACAAGGGTTTTGTCTTCACTAATCCACTTGTTTAAGTCGGGTTCGCCAATATGTTTCCAAACGTATTCGCAAACACCGTGTGTGGTTTGAACACCGTTGTTAATGCCGTTTAATTGTCGAAGCACAATACTGTACATTTTGTATTCGTGCTTGTATGCTTCTTCTTTTGTAATTTCTTTCATTTTGGTTTGCTTTTAAAATTTTCAACAAGTTTTCTTATTTGCCATTTTCCACATTTGGCTATTTCTTTTGCAATTTCTTTGTTATAAAACCTAAAAACATTGGGTATGTATATAGGGTAGTGGGAATTGGCTTCACGTTTTCTTGCCAACCTTAACACATCATTCATTTCATCCATAGCGTTTACTATTTATTGGGTTTAACTATGTTATTATCTGGAATTTTTAAAAACCTGCAAACCGATTCATAAACCGCACCAAACAAGTTTTCGTTTCTTACAATAAAGGATAGGTACGAGTATTCGCATTCAACATCCCAAACATTGTTAATTGCCTTTCCATCATCATCAAAAGTTATGGGCAAATATTGAACGCACACCCAAACGTTTGCCTTTTGCAAAACCATCAAAAGGGCATCCAACGTCCAACAGGGTATGCTTTGTTCATCTTCAATGTCGCTCTTTATGCAATCATCTTTAACGCTTGGTATCCCAAACACACCCAAATCGTTGTGGGGGTTAAACGGGTACAAAAGGTCTGCGGTTTCGCTTGGCAAACCCAACTTAAGCAATTCCTTTGATTGTTCTATTGTTGTGTACATAGTGTATGGTTTTAATCTTCTTCAATTTCATAACCAAATGGTATAATTCCATCGGCAATGCTTTTCCAATGTTTAACAACATCTTTGTGTGCGGGAAACGATGAATTTTTGTTTTCTTCCAGCAACCTTTTTGCTTCCTTTTGCAAACTTTCCCAAGCCCATTTTGGAAGTGTTTTAAACTTGTATTCATATTGTGGAAACAACATATCATCATAACTTAAAAGCATCATGCCAACATTGTTTCTTCCCAAATGCAATTGTTTTATAAGTTCCCACATAACGCAACCCATTTGAAACCCAGTCATTCCAAAAACAAACGACAACAGTTGAACAGACGCATAACCCAACGCACCCGCACCGTAAACGGATTCTTCATACAAGTCAGAACCATCGTGTGTGTTTTCCAAATGTTTAATTATCTCGGTTGCGAATTGCTTAAGGTCATCCTCCGATTTAATTTCGGTTTTCGCCTTGTTGTACCAAGCCTCTTTTATTTCATTCCATTTTTTTCTTTGTTCTTCCGTTATGTTCATAGTTATTGCTTTTTTGATTTGTTGTTTCTTTCGGATGTCACAAGATAGCCAATTCTAATTTTAAAACTCCCGTCCTTACTTTCATAGGGGGTGTTCTTGTCCAAAAGTCCGCCCTTCCGAAACATATTGTAGGTTGTGCCAATCTCTTCCTTTGTGTGGTGGTTAAACACTTCCTTTACACATCCATAATACTCGTGGTTTCCGTTAAATTCCACATGAACAATTTTTCTCATTTTTGTTTTTTTATTTGTTAATACTAATATCTTCAATAATAATTTTAATTGCGTTGTTAATTGCTTCTTCGGGTGTGGCGTATTCGTCTTTACTTTTAACAGAACCGCACCCCGTATAATTGTTGCCAACCCTCAATCTTTTTTTGTGGCAATATTTCCACATTAAATCCGTCACCCCATCTACGGTTTCGGCAACGGGTTCCACCCATACCCACATATCCATAGCAATCCTTAACCATTTAATAACCATTTGAAGTGGTGGGGATATTACACAATCTTCATCATCTTCCCAATAATTTATTTCACCATTTGGTAGATATGAAATAGAGTTGTATGGATTAAGTTCAAAAGAAACACCTTTTTCTTTTAAAAGTTTTGCAACCTCAAAAGAACAATAATCTTCTTCAATTTCATACGTTTTTACTACTTTCATTGTTTTTGCTGTTTTTGTTTTTTAACCACCATTGTCCGTCCATAAAACCTCGAATGTAAACTTGCAAGGCGTTTGGAAATTTTGTAAGTTGTATCCCGTATGCCTTTTTTCTTGCAACTTCAAGAACTTCGTCATCGGTCAAATATTGGGTGCTTTCAGTTTCAATAGTTTCTTGGTCATCCTCAATAAGTTTAACAATCCAATCCATCCATTCTTTTGTCCAGTCACGCTTTTTTGACAAAGGGCAACCCTCAAATTGATATGTCGCGTTGGCGAGATGCACAAAGGACTTTTCAAATGCGTCCCTAATTACCATAAGTTTTTCTTCCGGTGTCATTGCTATTTGTTTTTTTCGTTTTTTAATTCTAAAGTTTTTTATCTTTTACAAACCAATTTTGTTATTTCTTAATACACCACATTAAGTTTTTTCTCTATACCTAATTCGTATTCGGTCTCCCTTTTGTCAAGAAATTCTTTTATTTCCTTTAAGTTCATTTCTTTAAAAAACGGGTAGGTTTCCAACATATCTTTGGTGCATTGAAGAAATTTTGAAATCATTGACAATGTTGCAAAATCTTCTCTAATATTGTAATATTCTTGTTTTGTCATTGTTCTTTCATTGCTTTTTTAAAAAAATGAATAAGTTCACCCGTGTTGTAATCATGAAGCGAACACGTTGGTGGCATAAAATCTTCAACGTGTTTTTCCAACCATTCACACGCTTTGGCTATAATTTGTTCTTCTTTCCATTTGGACATTCGCATGGCTGAATTATACGCCATTTCGTAAAATGTTCTATTGGTGTTAAACCCAGATGAAAAGATACTATCAACTATTTTCTTTGCGTTTTGTTCATCCAACATATTGTTTTTTATTATGTGTTAATAATCTAATTATTTTTGTAATTTAATCGTATGTTTCTTCAAGATAGCCATTAACCATTTCAGTTTCGCCTTCTTCTTTCCAAAATCCTACAACATCATCAAATATTTTACCGGTTACATCAACCCGTCCACCTTGCCAAGAAGATTGAACATCCAATGTAAACCATCCACCGTCCTTTGTTCTTACCGCCCATAGGTTTTTTTCGTCATAACTCGGACAAGATACTTCCACAAAGTAATCGGTATCTTTGGCAAAAAGAAAACCACAATTTGAAGACTCATCTTTCCATATATCATACAATGTTGTTTTAATATTATTCAAGTCAAAAATTATTTTTTTGGCTTCTTCGGGTGTTATCACCCTTTCACACCTACAGACATAATGTCTTGAAAGTGATGTTTTTCCATCATCAAAAAAATGATATTCCTTTCCAATTTCTGGAATATTGTTGTTCTGTTTTTGTTTCATAATATCCTTAAATTTTAGTTATATCTTCTTTCGTACATCCCTTTAGGTGCTTCAAGAGCTAACCCTTTTTCTATCAAACCATTGTAATCAAGATGACTTTTGTTGTAAAATTGCACCATTTCGTACGTCCTTTTCGCAACTGCTTTTTGAAGAAGATGTCTTCTTTCATTATCGTCTTTTATTTGTTGGACTTTTTTGACCAAAGTTTCTAAAAATTCACTCTCTATATCTGAAAAAACTTTTTGTTCATCCTCTGTCATACTTGACATCGGACGTAGATAGGGAATATAGTTATCCGAATAAGTGGAACCCATTTCATCCGTGAAATAGAAATTACCGTCTTCAAACATTCCAGACAATTTCATATCTTCTTCCACTAATCTACCATCCTTCTTATGTACAACACTACATATTACCCTATAAGGAAACATTGCGCATAAGAGTTTATTTAAAAGTTCTTTTTCTTCTTTATTCATACCTATATGGTTTTATTGTATAATATTCATCAGCATAATCATAAGGGTATCTTTTCATTTCTTCGCATTTTTTATGCAATGCCAATTTTGCCGCATTGTGCGATGGAAATGATTCAACAAACACCCCGTTGCAATACATAGCCCAAGGTTTTGGTTCGTACAATTTTTCTTTTTTATTGTTCATTTTCATTTTCACCATCAACAATTTCACACAATATAACATCATAATCATCAAAACAAGATGTGCTATGAACCATTATTTCGTTACCGCAATCTGGACAAATTACATAATCTTTACACAAAGGACGACTATGCAACAGGTCACCGTTACAGTAAGCATCTTTATCAACAAAAGAAAACACACAGCCGCATTCATCGCATCTTGTTGTTATTTCTTTGCCTTTAGGCATTTGGTTCCCGTGTTTTACCACTTTAATCATAATTTTTGTTTATATTGTAAAAATTTGTTTAGACATATATTTTAGCCCGCTATAACTTTTTGCTTTTTTGTTCGCAAAAGTTTTTAAAAGCACCAACAAAACAATCAATCATAAGGGGTGTCATTTCGCTATACGTTGGCAAATTATCCATTAACCAATCACATGCACCATCAACGTCAAAAAGCCCGTTTCTGGGGTGTCTGTCCGCCCACTCAACACCCTTTTCGAAACAGGCTGCCCTTCCCATTTTTGTTGAGTAAACAAACTTGGATAACTTTTTTACATTTTCTTTTCTTGCCATAATTCTTTGTTTCTTATTTCGCAAAAGTTTTTAAATCCTCCCACAAAGTATTCAACGGCTGTTATTGGCATTAAATTGTACGCCTTTAAACTATCAATTAGCCAAAGGCAAGCAGCATCAATATCAACAAGCCCGCTTTTTGGATGTTCATCTGCCCATTTAATACCTTGACGATATGACTCTTTATCTACACCCGCTTTTAGGAATGCGTCACGTGTTGCCAAATTAATTTCATCTTCCCTTGTCATAGTTTACCGATAAATGTAATCATAATAGTTGTAGGCAAACCCCGTCCAAAAATAGCGGTAGCCGTTCCAAACCAAATCACCGTTGCAAGCAGTATAAATGCACATAACCTACTTCTTTGTTTGTTGTTCGCAAATCTTTTGAATTAGTTCCTCCTGTTCCTTTTTGCGTCTTTCTTCGCAATACTTGCAGTTTCCCTTGTGTGCAAGTTTGTATCCGGTGCTAATGTATTCGCAATTATCAATTACAACAATTTTACCGCCCCACGGAATATTGTTGTAACTTGTACCAACTTGATAGCATCCCGTTAACAACATTGAAATCAAAATAAAAACCATTATCTTTTTCATACCTTTAATTTTTAAGGTTTTTGCTATTTTTTCTTTTTTGCAGCCAATCTATGATTTTAAACGATACCTTTGCAAGAATAATGACCAATGCCACATACAACGCCACATTAAGCAGTATAAGGCAACCAAACAAAACAAGGTTTGGTTCAAGTTTCAAAATTTTGTATTGCAAAAACACAAACAAAGCGGTTGCGATACAAAACGAAACAACAACACCCAAGCATCCACGCATTTCATCTTTGTTGTGCGGGTTTAAGTCAGGTATGTCATCGGGGTTATAGGAAGCCCAAGGAAACACAGGTATCATATTGTTTGCTTTTATTCGGTTAAATCAAGAAAATGTTCAACAAAGTTGGGTATTTCGCCAAATTAGTACATTCCCTCAGGTGCTTCCAATGCCAACCCCATTGCAATTAAGCCGTTGTAATCAAGGTGGTGTTCGTTGCAATAGTGAATGAACTCAGCCATTTGTCCCCAAGCGGCAGGCGACCAACCATCGCCATAGTTTTCGTTTTCAATAATGTTTAGGCATTGTTGAAAATTATCCCTTTCTTCTTGTGTCATACTTGACATTGGACGCAAGTATGGTTTAAACTGTTCACCAACGTGGCAGGTCAATCCCCCGTTTGTAACAATAAACGGGTATTCGGAAAGGCAGATTGTTTTGATTGTGTCGATTTTCTTTCCGAGAGCCAATCCCTTGACACCGTACTGTGCTGTTTCGCACAGCGATTTCAGTAATATTTCTTTTTCTTCTTTTGACATATTTTTGTGTTTTAATTTTGGCTAATTGCAAACAAGTTTTTCCATCCAAAAAGGGTTAGTTTTTGTCCAACCGCTTTTTCTATGTTTGGACTAAATTGGCAAAACGTGGCATTGTAATCCAAGTCTTCATAATCTTCGTAATAATGCTTTCTTGTTAAGCCGCATTTTGTTGTTACAACAAGTCTATACATATTGCTATTTTTTAATTTTGTACTTTAAATTTTCAAATTTCATTCTTATATTACCCAAAACAGTAATACGCCATTCGTCTAACTTGTACAAAAAACGGTTAAGTTTAACACCTGCCTTGTGCCACCACCAAACCTTAAACTTAAGCAGTTTGCTTCTTTGTCTGTAAAGTTCGTTGTAAGTTAGTTCACACTTGATATAATCACCCTTTGAAACATATCTGTATTGCTTTAAGCCCTTGGGGGGTTCGTTTGGGTCGCACTTTTCTTCATAAGTTCTAAACCTAACAGGAATAAGCATTAGTTTTCTCATTCCAAAATGTCCAGAAAATCCCCAACCATAACAATGCCGGCATTTTATGCACACATTGCTGCCAACACAAATTTGGGAAGAATATTCCGAACCATCTGCACGTTTGTGGGAAACTTGCTCGTTAAACGGGCAAAGTTGCTCAAGTTCTCCATCAAAACTATTGTTATCTTCTGTATAGTAAATTTTCATAACTTTACTTATTTAATTTCTTTGCCGCACATAGGGCAATACTTAACTGGAATGTAAATGTGGGTTACGCGCCTTTTATCATCGGCAAAGTAAACCTCAATGGTTGATACATAGCCATCCTCCTCGTGTGTTCTTTTGGATATTGGAGTGGGAGGTATAATGCTTGCCATAACTTCCCAATCTCCAATATCGTTGCTATCTGTTTTTGTTGGCAACAATTCACGATACTTGTGTTTGTAGGCATCCATTTTATCGGATGTAAGGGCTTCACAATATTTGCACATAGTTTATTGGTTTTTTTCGTTTACAATTTCAAAATTAAATGCCATTTTGGGGCATACATAATTTTCAAGGTCTTTCCTGCCAACTATTTCTGAAAGTTTTGCAACAATGTTTTGGGCAAAGCAAACCGAAATTTCTCGGTAAAGGGAATAGGTGGAAACACTGCTCATATCATATAACTTCGTGTTTACGGTGTTGTATTTGACACTGTTGGTTTTTGTGAACACAATTTCAATTTCTTTGTTAAGTGTGTTTATATCGCACATGGCAACGCATACATTATCGTTTACCTTGCTAACCGAGTATTTGTAGTCTGGCGATTGGTTGTATTCATCACAAACCAAGTCAGCAGCCATATAAAGAGCTTCTTGTAACATAACCTTTAATTTATTTTTTCATATAAGACAATTTTGACGATAAATCGTTTGCCATTAAATCATCGTTGTTATCCTTAAGCATTTTAAGTTTGCAATCAATGGGAAACTTAACAATGTTATCAACATTATCCTCGCCAATTATTTCGGCAAGTTTTTCGGCGGTTTTTTGAACAATGCTGTTGATTATGCCTTTGTAAACAACAAAGCCAAATGCATCAATGATTTTGTGTTCGCTTTTAATGTTGCTCCACACATTTGCAATAACGGTGTTGTATTGGTCGCAATCGTTTTGCGTAAACTTGATTTCGACCTCCTTTGCAACCAATTCCTTGTTGTACAAGGTTATGCAAACATCGTTATCCCTTCTATCCGCCAAATGGGAAAAGATGTAGGAATTGTTGATGTTAAGGTAATCGCAAGTTTCATCTGCCGCCATAAAAAGGGCTGCTTGTCTGTCTTTATTTTCCATATCCTTTGTTTTTTAATTGTTGTTTTTTCAATTCAATTTCAAGGTACTTTACTTTTTCTTCCAATTCAATGGCACGAGCCTTTAGTTCATCCCTTTCTTTTATAATTTCAAGCATAATAGCCATTGTGCTTTGGTTTTGCAATTCCTTGTGTTCCATAATGGCAATGTGTTTATTTGTACATATCTTTAGTGGTTTCCAAGACAAGTCCTTTTTTAATCAATCCATGATAGTTTAAATGGTCACTGCTATCAAAGGCGGACCTTGTGGATTATGTTGCGGTTAAAATTAAACAATTCCTCCTTGTTGCAATTGCCCTTAAATCTTCGGCAATTTGCTTTATGTTCATATAGGTGTTTTCCGAGTTGGGGTTGCGGTAGTTACGCATAATGTTAATATAGTCAATAACCACAACGTGTATCTTAAACCCTTCCGTATCTTCAATTTGCTTAATGTGATTTTCCAAATCAATGGTGGTGCAACAACTTGTGGGGTATTCCTTTATAAAAAGCCTGCCCAACGGGATAAGTTGCTTCCTTCTAAATTCTTGAAGCCTTTTACCCATCCTTTCATCATCATTGGATATACTATCATAATCCTTCATATCAATATCCAAAACATTTGCACCTATTCTTTTTATAACCTTTTTGTCACTCATCTCGCAAGTTACAAAAAGAACATTTTTACCGGCTTTCATAAAGTTGGCGGCATCGTTGCACAAAAATATTGAGTTAGATAGAATTCGATCAATCGCTGCGAAATCTTGGCAAAACGAATCACCGGTTGGTGTGTGCGGCACCCTCATGCAAAGGTTTTTTAACAGCCATTCTTTATCTTCTTGTTTCATACCACTTGTTTTTAATTACACCGCAAAAATACAAAACTTTTTAATATATGCAACTTTTGCTACAAAAAAGTTATTAACATTGTTATTAACATAACCAAAATTGGTTACAATTCAAAAAGGTTACGCAATTTCTCCTCAGGCATATCATACAAATCCTTTGGGTTAAATTCAGTGTCGTTAAAGCCACCGGTGTCTGTACACAACTTTCCATCGCACCACTTTTCGGCATATTCAACCATTCTGTCAATTTGTCGCTTTGTTAACGGCTTATCACGCAGTGCATAGCCACAAGCAACAAGTTCATAGCCCAAAAAGCGTATTTTGCCAAAATGGAAGCGAACCCATCCAGCCTTATCAATGGCATAGTCCTTGTTGTAATCCTTATCATAGGCAGGGAGGTATTCGCCAACACCATGCTTTTCGTACAAGGCGTCAGCCAATTCAACGTGTATAAGGGGTGATTCATTCATTCCCATTGCATATACATTGCCATAAGGGTCAATGTATCCCGCCTCCCAATGGTCATCAAAGGTAACGGGTTCCGCAAGGTCTCTTTTCTTTTGGGTTTCTTTTTTCTTGGCAATTTCCTTGTTGATTTTGTTGGTGTTTGCTTCCATTGCGGTTTCGCCTCTAACCATATCTTCCACCACAACATCCGCAACTTTGTTATAACCGTTTTTGTAAAACAACTCGTTTAGTTTATCCAAGTTTTCAACATCGTACAAAAGCAAAAGGTCGTAAAGTTTTTTAAAGTCCTCGTACTCTTTTTTATAATCGTTGTATTCGTATGATGGTACACTGTCAGGTCCAAACTTAAAGCCAAAGTTTTTTTGAAACCATTCAACCATTGGGATAAACTTTTCCGAATCTTCAACAAAGGTTTTAAGGCAATCCAAATCCATAAACCTATCATAAATTCTCCTGTTAAACAACGGTTGCGTATCACCGTGTTCCAAAATGTTTAACGCTTCCCTATCGTTTTCTTTCCAAACCCTTATAATATCCCCTGCTGTTATCTTAATGCTTCCGCTTATCTTTCCAACAGGGACGCTAACACCAAAAAGTTCAAGCAAATCTTTATCATCCAAATCAACAGTGTAAACACATTCTTTGGCAAAGGTGTCCATTATTTTTTTTCTTAAAGCATCACGGTATTTGTAATCGTTGTTAAAAAGATAATGCTTAACATAGCCAACATAATCGCTTTCGTTGTACATTGAAAGTTCCTCTTGGCTTAACACTTCCTTTTTGCAAATGCCCATTCTTGTATCGCTTTCTGTTTTAAGAAAAAGTTCGTTTTTAAGAATCGGCAAAACGTATTGTTTTGGAACACCGGAATCCGTCAAGGTTTTAACAGCCCATTCTGGATTTTTGTCATAATAAAGGTGTTCGTTTGCTATGTTTTGCAAAACAATTCCAAGATTTTCCCCAAGTGTAAAATGCAAGGTTTCCATAACTTTGTTGTTTTTAGTCTTTGCTATCTTCGGAAATTAAACAAGGTGCTCCATAATAAACAGCGTTAGGCACTTCTTCAAAATCGGAAACATTGTAACTGTACTTAAGGCAATCATCCTCACGAACCATAACCCCAAATGCTTCCTCCGGGCTGTTTGCGGCAACAACACACAAACCCCTCCCGCAACTTCTTTTGGCAATATAAATCTTTGTTTGCATATCTTTATTGTTTTTAATTACACCGCAAAAATACAAAAATATTTTATATATGCAACTTTTTATGAAAAAAAGTTATTAACAAAGTTATTAACAAATTTTTATTCGGGATAATAAAGTGTTGTTTTGGGGTAGCCAAACTCTTCAATCTCATCTGCTTGTTTGGAGAGTTTGTATGCCATAATTTTAAGTCTTTCCGCGGAGTCTCTTAAATGAACAACAAACTTTCTTTTGCCTTCTTCGGTATCAATAAACGGTCCAGATCCTTGGCATCCACAACTCCACACACTGTTTTTTCTTGGGTGGTAAACATCGGGGTTTACTTGAATAAATTTGTTTCCATCTTCATCCAAACCATCCTCACTGCCAAACAATTGAACTATAATGTTCATTTCACCGTTTGGATGTTTTAGGTTGTCGGGGTTTACCCCAATTTCAATTAGTTGTTCTGTTGTTAAAACATCTTCCATAACTTTAATGCTTTAATTACATTGTTGGAAAAAACTCATTTCTTTCCGCATATTCAATGGTTTCTGACAATTTTTTATCTATTATTTTCTTACCAAGAAATTCTCAATAAATCCCTATCGTTTTCAAAGACGATTTTTGTTTTATATCCTTTATCATAAAGGGTGTTTTCTATCGCAACCAAAGAGCATTTCAAATGTTCATCATTTTCATCGAAGAACCAATCACATGAATTAAATCCGCCTTTGGATGATTTGTCTATAAGTTTATATATATCATCAAGATAAATTGACGCCAAATAACTCAAACTCCCCTGTTCGGTTTGTTTTCGCGCATCATTTGCCGTTATATTCATTTTGCAGTTTTTCATAACTTTATGTTTTTAATTACATTGTTGGAAAAAACCCATTTTTTTCTGCATATTCAATGGTTTCCGACAATTTTTTGTCTTTTGCTTTATCCAACATTTGTTGTTCTTTCCATTTAGCCATATCAATTAAGGCATCATATACATCCTGAGCAAGGTCTTTGTTATGGTGGTTTATGTCGCACCACTTTTGAACCAATTCCTTTGCCTTTTGTTCATCCGTCATATTCATTTTGCAATTTTTCATAACTTTATGTTTTTAATTACACCGCAAAAATACAAAACTTTTTAATATATGCAACCACTTAAACAAAAAAGTTATTAACAAACTTATCAACATTTAACACATCTAACACCCATTGCCAAAGCTCTTGCACCAAAAGCACCGACAACATTTGCCCCTTTGTGCCAAATCCTAATAAACCAAGTATATTCATCGCTATCTTGGTATTCATCGGAACACCATAGATGTGAAGTGATGCCAAGTGGATTCTTTGTGTTTATGGAATAACCGTTTGGGTATATGTTTAAGTTTGTTTCGTTGTTTGTTTCTGCATTCCTACCAACGCTGTTTTCTACATCGCTTTTTAGCCAATCATTGTTTGAACAAATTGCCTTTGCGGTGTGTGCCAAATAAGGACGCATTTCTTCTTTGTTTAGGTTATGTTCACCTTTGCCCAAAAAAGTTAAAAGTTCTGTCCAATCGTTAATGGCGGTAACACGCCAACCCTTTGGGGCAAGCAATTCCGTGTCAACCGCCTCAAAATTGTAATGCAAACCGTAATTGGGCAACCTGCTTGACTTTGGCGTTAAGTTACCGGGGTATTCATAATAGGGTAGTTTGCCAAGTTCGGATGTGGCGTATGTGTTAAGGGGTGTGCCATCGTTTAACCGTGTAACCCTCAAATTGGAAGCCAACCATAACTTGTTGTTGATGTTAACGGCATCATAGATATTGCCATCAATATCGGTTACTGCGTTTCTTATCAATTCAAAATTTTTCATAGTAACAAAATCAATGTGGCAAAAATACAAAATATTTTATATAGGCAACCACAAACAACAAAAAAGTTATTAACACATTAAGGTTTGAACGGAACCGGTTTAACAGATTAACAGAATAACAAATTTATTTCTCTTATATAATACACTTTGCCAAATGTTGATAATTAGGTTGTTGTAAATTTAGGGTATATATGTGGCATATATCCAAACCACCAAATATAAATACTAAAAACAAAAAACTTTATGGCATCATACATAGATTGTTCCGATAACGAATCCCAAGAATGCCTATCGGAACTTATAGATAGGGTAAACAACCAAATGACATTAAGTTGCCAACTTCCATTCAAGTTGCCAGCAGCCGCCATTGCCCAAATAGTGCAAGAGGCTAAAAAGTGGTTTTACAACAACTATGAAGACGCAGTTGAGGAACTTTATATATCAGCTCCCGGTTGGGTGTTTAGGGATCCTTCGTTTCTTTTGGGGTTAACCAACAGAAAAGGTATGGATGGAAACGAAATACAAAAATCTGAAACGCAAAAGAATAGGGGTGTTTTGGTAATGCCCGGTAACGTGTTTTCGGTTTTAAGGGTGTTTCAACTAAACCGCTTTTCGGGTGAAGCCGGTTGGGGCGGTGATAGAATAGACGCCTACAACAGGGATTTTAGCACAAGAAGGATGTTTGCTTCCTATATGTATTCGGATTCAATTGCCCAAAGTGCTGACAATTTGCTTTATTGGACTTGCAACTGGTACTATTTTGACGAATCAAGGCAAATGCTTCAAGAGATGCACGGTTTTAGTTACAACCGCCTAACCAAAAAATTAAGGTTTACGGGAGAGTTGCCAAAATACAGTTGTGTATTCAATGTATTAACAACCATACCCGATTGCGATCTGTTTCAAGATGATTTGTTCTTTAGGTATGTGGTTGCCCAATGCTTAAGGCAAATGTCAAGAATACTTGGAACCTTTACATATTCTCTACCGGGAAATGTTAGCATCAACTACGACCAATATTCAAGTTGGGGCGAAACCGAATTGCAAGACATCAAAGATGAAATACAAAACAACAGACACAGCGTTGCGTATTTCTACACAACATAATTCGTGTATGTTTTGAAAATAAAAAAGGTTGGCAAGTAGCCAACCTTTTTGTTTATAAATACATTTGCGTTTTTAGATCTCTTCGTATTCATAGAAGCAACCGCTGTAGCCGTTTGCAGCCGCATTGTTGGAAGCGTTGTAAAGGTTTTTAACCAAACTTTCAATGTTCTTTGGATTGGTGTTAATCTTTTTGTTGCCTTTTTCGTGTTCGTAACTTTGTCCGGTTTCAAGGGTGTATTTGTAATACTTAACCAACTCTTCCAAAGTTCCTTCGTGAGTGTAAACACTATCCTTGCCAAACATTCTTGATTTGGTTTGGGTAATTCTGTAAACCTTCTTTCCTTTATCCTTGCCAATTATTTTGTTAAGAATTTTTTCAAGGGTACCGTTTGTTATATCATCTTTTTTAATATAAGTGTCTTTGGCAACCAATTTCATGGATTTTAAAAAAGGTTCCTTTGTTTTTTCATCCGTTTGTTTTGGAAAGGCAAACCAACAAAGTATTTCGTTTGTGTATTCTTTTTCATAACCAACAGCCAAATAAACACTTGGGTTATCCATTTCACCGTAAATTGGAAACATTGAGGTGTGTTCCATCTTTTCGGCTGAAACAATGGCTTGACTTGCCATTTCAACTATTTGTTTTGGTGTATAGGCAAGTTTAATTTGGCTTGCCCCCTCCACCATATATTCATTAAGTTTTAATATTCTTGACATAATTGTTTTCTATATATTAGTAGTATAAAAGTTTACCATTATCCAAATCGTAAACTTCACCGCTAAAGGTGCTTAAAAAGAATTTAGGTCCATCGTTATCAACAACAATTTTAACAAGTTTTTCCCATTGGTTGTTGTCAATTATTGCATTGGCTTCATCTTCCCCAACACCGGCTCCAACCAAATAGGATTTCCAATCTTCATCGCTCATTGCACCTTTCACAAGGTCAACCGCATTTTGGTGGTCATCACCGCTTAACACACTTTTTGCTGCATCTTCTTCGCTATTAAAAATACTGCCGTTGCAACCGTTTTTTGTTACAAAGTAGGTATCGGTAAGCCATTCAATGCCATCAACATCAGCACCAATTTCACCAAGTTTGCTTATAACCAGTGCTTTGGTTTCTTCCGCTTCTTGGTTGTTAAGGTTTTCTTTGATAAACTCATCGATTTTTAAAATATAAACCCCTTTGCTTTCTTGTAATTTTTGGGATGGTCTTGCCACTTGGGTAAACTTGTATTTGTTGGTTTGCCAATCAAACGATGCCATGCAATAACCATTATCTTCCACCCAATTATCTTCTTCATCATAATAGCCCCCATCTGAATTTTCATAACTTGCAAAAGGTTGTTGTTCAAATCCCTCGCCAAGTCCATCGGAACATTGTCCGCTTACCCATTCGGAAATCTTATCAAGGGTGGCGGGAAGCAATTTATCGTTTGCCGTTAGAACAATGCTTCCTGTATCGTTACTTGTCATTGTCCAATAAATATCTTCAACTTTATCAATTTCTTCTGGAGCAACCTTATCATTACGCAGGGAGTCCAAAAGGTATTTGGTCATATCATCTTCTTGCAAATAATCGTTTGCTTCTTGAATATCCAAAACGGGACAATCAAGGTTAAAGTTTGTTTTGTAATAAACGTTTCTCATATTTTTAAATGTATTATTTTTTCAATTTTATTCCAAGCATTCTTGAAACATCCTCGCCCCAATTTCGGTGGTGGGTGTTTGGCAACACAACAAACAAATGGGAACCCGTTCCAATATGTTTCATAATGTTGTTACTGTAAATGGCATTGACAAATTCATCTTCATTCACTTCCCTCATTATTCTATCATACAAAAACGACTTTAGACATTTTTCAATCTCAACCATAACCTCTCTATCAATAAAACCGTTTTTATTATTTTCATAATACTTATTTATGTACTCGTAAAAATCAATTGTATCATGAATAAAGTATTCGTTGTAAAAAGTGCCATACACCGCAACAAGCCCATTTATAGTCATTTCATAAACGTAGTTTCCAATGCCAAGCACAAGATCTTTTAAGGTGATATTATTTCTTTTTGTGTTAATTTCGTTAATCTTTTTTATGTGTGACATAGTGGTTTTTATATTTTATTCAGCCAAGAACCTTATTAACACATCAGGTCTCCCATACAAGCCATAATTCCAATTAGGTTCGGCATATTGTTCATCAAACATTGTTTTAAGGTAAATCACAGTAAACCCGTTTCTTTCGTAAAATTCGCTTAAAAAACCATCGTAATGGTCAACCGTATTACCCCCGTTTTTAATGGCGTATCTTATAATAGCATCGCCAACACCCCCAATGTTTTGTTCATTGTTGTGCAAGGACACTATTTCACAACGCATTCTTGTACCCATTTTTGTTTGCTTTAACGCAAACCCAATATCATATCCCTTTAGTTTAAAAGTTTTAATTCCAAGTTCCTTTAATTCCTTTTCGTTGTATTTGGTTAAAAATTCAGTTCTTTCTGATTTGTAAGCCGATTTCAAAAAAGAAGCATAGTTGTTTATTTCCCAAGAATCATCAATTCCAATAAGTTTTTTTACTTTGTTGCTTAATTCAACATCAAACACTTTTTCCAACAAAATTTTATCGCACAAGAAACTGTTATGGGAACACTCCTTGTACAATTCCTTCATACATTGCGTGTTAAATACAAACTCTTCAAAAAGCATAATTCTTTTCATAATAGCAAAATTTTTTAATCGTTGTAATGCTCAATTTTTTGGTACATATCATACATAATGTCAAAGAAAGGTCTTGTTATGTAATATGTTTTCATTTTGTTCCAATTGGTTTCTTTGTCCAAACCATCATCAAAATGAAAAACACTCATAAACCAATAAAAATCGTTTCCCATTAGAAGAAGGTCGTAAAAGAAAAATTCCAAAAAACCACGTTTGTTTGTTGGCAACTCATCGTCATTAAAGGTAACAACAACACCATCTATAACGGTTAGATATTTGTCTTCTGCATCATAACCGCCTTCATTGTTAAGAAGGTCAAACACACCTATGCCGTTATCGTTTATTAGTTTAACCGCTTCGCTTGAATTGTTTTCACATATTTGGGGGCATTTGTCTTTGTATTCAACAACCTCGTTGTAAAGACCCAGCAAATCATCTATTTTTACAAATTCTTCAAAAAGCCTTTGGGCATCATCGGCAAGGTATGGATAATTCATTTTAAATTCATACTTTGCATCAATACCCATTTGAATTCGGTTATCTACAAAATTTCTTAAAAAACGTTTTCCCATTGTTGTGTTGCTTTCCCCAATAAATTGTGAAAAAGATGAAAGTTTTTTCATTTTATAAAGTGTTTTTTATATTTATAAAAATTGCAAAATCCACTATTGTTTAAAAATTAGGTTTAATATGCCCAACAACAAATCTTGTTCCTCCTTTACACGTTTAATCATGTGGCGGTAGTTTCTTTTGTTTTTCGGGGTGTTTTCCACACATACGTGCCTGCTACCCCTGCCCAATGCGTAAAATTGTGTGTGGTAGTGCTCGCTTAATTTCTCAAGCGAATTATCGCAAGCATCGTTCCACACGTATTCCATAACACCATTGGGAACTTCCCAAAGCAAACGCCTATCGGAAAGTTCAAGCATATCCTTTCTTAACTCTTCCGAGTAGTAGGTGTTAAATTGCGTTTTCATATTTTTTCAATTTGTTTAAAATGTTTTCCAAGTTGATGTTGTTGTTGGAGTACAGAGGCATTTCGCCATCGGAAATAGCCAAATGGTATCTTAATTCGTTAAACACCCCGGTTGCCCTGTGGTTGAACCTGATTTCAAAGCAAATTCTTTTGCCATCACGCAAGTTGATTGCAACAACGTGTCTTGGGTTGGGCTCGCCATTGTGGTAGGTTTCGTAAGAGGTGTATTTAATACCTGCTTTTTCCAAATGCTTTTCAATTTCTTTGTGTGCTAACATAACTTTTATTTTTTAATTGTTATACTTATTGTTCATTGGCGGCAACTGCCAAGCCGTTTTGGGTTTGGGCTGCATAGTTCACTTTCCACACCTTGCCTTCCTTTACATAAAGGTTTTTGGAAATGGCTTGGCGGGTCAACTGTCCTGCGTACTTACCAATCTTTTTGAAAAGGATTGCCACCTGCTTGTCGGTAAGCGATTTTCTTCTTTCAAATTGCTTGCAAAAAGATGTAAGCAATTCGGCATCCGTTCCGGCAAAGCCAACACCGTTAAGGTTATCCACCGTACCGCAAGCCTTTTCATCTTCGGTTTGGTACTCGTAAATCCTTAACAGTGCCTTAATTGCACGGTTTTTTTCAGTGGTAATGGCGGCTTTAATTGCCATTTCAATTTCCTTTTTGCTTTTGTACTCTTTCATAATTTTTGGGTTTTAGGATTAGTTATTACTTTTAATTACACTGCAAAAATACAAAAATATTTTATATATGCAACCTTTTAGCAAAAAAAGTTATTAACAAAGTTATCAACAACGCCCAAATGTTAAAAAGTTAAAAACACACTTGTTTGGATATATGTAGTATATAAAACATATTTAGAAATATGCACCATATAATTAATATTTTAATCATTACAGTTTAATGTATATGTAACTTGCCCACAATCCCAAACGGGAAGATATCCGTTGTTTTTCATTATTTCTTCATTACTGCTGCCTTTTCCAAAAGTTGTTCCAAGCAATCTATCCGCACCGTGTATAACAAGCAAATTGTTTGTAATATGTCGTTTCCCGTTCCACCAATGCAAACTTGGGTTTGTTTCTTTTATCTTTTCAAAACCAAGACTTTCGTAAACGTTTCCAACAAACTTTGACAAATCGCAATAACTTACAATGTTTTTTGGATTTGTGTCTTTTTTAAAAAAATCAAACAATCTTTTTGAACCTCCAACAACAAGAAATTTTGATTGTGCGCATAGCCTTAACAATTCCCATTCATAGTTCTTGTTGTATCTTGGCTTTCCGAATGACATAAGTTGAATAAGAACACCGTTATGATAAAGCCCGTAGGATTTTTCAACCCCTCTGCAAGAACCCTGCAGATGCCATAAATTTAAAAATTCAACGGCTTCGTTTTTTGCAACGGTTTTAATTTCACAACTTCTTGCATATATTACCGTTTTTGGCATTAGCAAACCAATTATTTTGGAAATATCGTCCCAATCCCAGACATGAACACATCTGTAGCCGGCTTTTTGAGCGGCCAATGTTTTGCTTTTGTGATAATCTTGCCTTAACGGTTTACCCCCAAAAACATTAACAAGCGAATTGTGTGTGATGGTTGGGTTTATTTCAACAAGAATATTTTCTATTTTAAAATCGTATGAATATCCGTTTATGTGAAACTCTCTTTCATGCTTAATTCCGGCATTTGTCAAAAGTTCGGAAAACCTTTTGTTTGGCTTGCTATCGTTTTTGTAGCCAAGCCTTGCTTCCTTACGTTGGCAACACCAATCAACACCGTATCTTTCTTGGTTGGTTAGCCTTGTTTTTTCTCTTGTTTCTTGATTTTGTGAGGTGTAGGCGCATCCATACCTTTTAAAATTGGTTTCCTTTGTTTTTCTTTTAACTTCTTCGTTTTGTGTTGGATATGGTGTTCCGTATTTTTTAATGTTAGTTTCCCTTGTCTTTGCTTCAGTTTCAATTCCATGCAAAGAACAAGCATTTCCATATTTTTCAAGGTTTGTGTTTTCTATTCTTTTCTTTCCTTCTTCGGTCTGCTGATAGTAATCCTTTCCATATAACTTGTTGTTGGTTTCCTTTACCTTTTCTTTAACAACAACACTTTGTGATGGATGGTTTGTGTTGTAATGCGTTTGTGATGTTTTCTTTGCCTTTTCCTTCACAACAACGCTTTGCATACTGTATTCGCAGCCAATGTTTTTCAAGTTTGTTTGCCTTGCCTTTTCCTTGGTTTTGTTTAAAGAAAAAACATTTTCAACACCATATCGTTTTAGGCAAGTTTCTTTGTTTTTTTCTTGGTTGTTGTAATTAGTGTCTCCATACCTTTTTAATTTGGTTTCTTTTGTTTTTTCTGAGTTTGAATATGTTGGCGAACCGTATTTCTCTGTTTTTGTTTTTTGTACCTTTTCTTGTGTTTCCTTTAGTTTTTGCGGGTTATCAACACCGTATTTTTTCAAACAAGTTTGCTTTGCGCCATGTCTGTTATTGTAGTTCTTGTTACCGTATTTTTGTAAACAGGTTTCTTCTTTTTTTAGTAAAATTTCCTTGCTTTTTTGCGCATGGCTGTTGCAACAATATGTGTTGTAGCCTTTTTTAAACCCGTTAAACGAACAACGCTTCCCACAATGGCAAACACCTATTTTTAAATCTTTATCGTTTAGTAAATAATGGTAAAGTTTTTGCCTAAACGAAAATTCTTTGGGAAACAACCAAGTTAACATAACAGCATATTCATCAGGAAATGTTTCGGAAAACCCCTTTTCTTGTATTTGGTTTAAACCTCCCTTGCTTTTTGGAAGCAATAACAAATTGTATATTTCTTCTTTTGTCATAAGGTATTTATTTGTTTGCAAAGATACAAAAAAATCAAATACAGCAAAACAAAAAACCCGCTCACTTGTGAGCGGGTTTTTATAGTGTCCCCATTAAGGGGTTGGGTTAAATCAAACTAACACCATCGTTTAATTTAATGCCAAAGGTGTAATATTGCACCTGTGGATGTTGTCCAGCTTCCACAACAGCAAACCTACTCTTCATAGAAATTGCGGGAGCAAACGTAAATTCGGAAACAGTTTCCACCTTATCTGCGAGAAGATACGGCATGAATACAATACCGGGTTCGTTTTCTTTGCCTTTTCTGCCTACGCAAACCCTGCCATCGCTGTAAGCCATGTTAGGATCAACATAGATGCTAATGCCAGCCAAGTTGCCAATAGGATACAAACTGTTACCGTTTGCGCTAATGGTGTTGGAAAGAGGATAAGGAACGAAACCAGCGCAATCTTGCAAAGCGGTTCCAATCATACCGGAAACCACTGCAAATGTGCCTTGTCCCCTACGACCCCTAACAGCAATAATGTTAGAAGCGGCAATAATTTTGGTCATAATCCTTCTTTGGATTGTACCCATAACTTCGCCACCCATAGAAACATTGGTAGGAGTAATCTCACCAGTCTCAATAGGATTGCCTTCTTTGTCAAAACCTAACCACAATTTTTCAGGTGTAGTGGTTGTGCCATCGCAGAAAATAGCGGAAATGTTGTTTTTACCTTCAACTTCCTCAATCTGCATAGCATTCAAAGCACCCAAGTTGAACATCTTTTCAAGGATGAGCTTGTTGATGCATTGGGTCAACTCGTTAACCAAAGCAGCCTCTGCCTGTGCAACGGCGTCAATGCCAAATTGTTTAAGGTCTTGAACCTGCTCACGAGTAATGGCACTGTTAACTTGGAAAGTCTCAGCCTTAACATCCAAAGTGTAGGATTTCAAGCCAATCTGCCTACCGGCTGTTGCTTCGCCCATTTCCCTTGTGTAAGGGTTATTGGAAGTAACATTTCCTTTAACAAAACCTTCGCCACTGAAAGAAGTAACGTGGTCTTCAAATGCCCTAACCAATTCAACACCCTCTGATTTTTCAACGGTCAAAGCGGTTTCTTCAGAACCTTCGCCTTTTTCAACCAAAGTGTAGGTACCGTCTGCCAAACCTTCGAAAAGTTCGTAAATTGGGGTCTCAGCACCTTCGCCACCCAGCATGTTGTTACCTTTGAAATAGGTTTTTTCCAAAACCCTAAACATAGGTTTGCCATCAATACGAGCGGGATAAATAAATGTTAATTCATAATCATCGTTGCCTTGGAAAGCGTATTTTGCATTAGGTTTGAAAGTGTATTTCTCACCATTAACAGTAACACCGCTAATCATACCCTTAATCATATAAGGAGATGCTGTGTTCTTGTTTCCAAAAGGATTGGAAGTGGTTTCCCAACCGCCTTGGTTGTGCAACCTGCCACCTTCGTAAACATAGTCAAGGTATTGCAACAAACCGTGAGGTCCTTGCATTGGAACAACGGGAACAAGGTCCAAAGCGATTGTCTGAGCTGCAACTTGCAAAGCAAGAGGAAGCACGCTGTAAACATTGTCACCGCTACCTGCCAAAGAAGGAGTGTAAGAGTTGGTTGTACCGGCTTGCGGGAAGGTGATAGCACCCATGCCACCGATGTTCATATTGGGGTTCAAATGGACGTGTCCATCAACCGCCTCATTAACCATTTGTTTGTCATGCAAATCATGCAAGTAAGCATATTTTGCAATCCAGTTTACTTTAGAAGCATCTTGAATACCAAGGGATTCCTTGATGTGCTGACCCCATGAATTCATAATTTGCGCTTCGTTCAATTGAATTGAGTACATTTCGTTTTTTTATATATTCTTTTAAGTTATTTTAAATACTTCATTCACACTCAAGTTCTTTTCTTCTATAACCTAAAGGAATTTCGTATTTTGTTTCACAATATATTTATAACACTTAATTTTTGTGTTATTTTTACTCTGTTTTTATTATATTTATAAATGTAAGAATTTGTAATTGTTTTTCATTATAATTCTTTGCATATAAATATGTTAGTATGTTAGCAAATGTTATTGAAACAACTGATAGAAACACACTTTTTAAGTATTTTCTGCAAAAGCCAAATCCTGACAAAAATGGAAGGCTAAAGCAAGAAAAGTGGTTTTCACAATATTTTCCAGAAATCTACAAAGATTACAAAAAAACTGTTTTCGCAAAAGAAGCAGACAAGATGAAGTTTTCTCAAAAACTTTGGCATTTTTTACAATATGATGAACAATTGTGTCTTGGCAAATGCAAAGAGTGTGGAAAGCGCACATCCTTTATAAGTTTTGCAAGCGGGTACTTAACATTTTGTTCAACCGAATGTTCAAACAAAAACAATGAAACAAAAGATGCCATTAAAAGCACCCTTATACAAAAATACAACGGTGTGGGTTTTGCTTCACAACAAATATCAAACAAATTTAAAAAAACCATGACCGATAAATATGGTTGTGAATATTCGGCACATTCAAACGAAATAAAAGAAAAAACAAAAAAAGTTAATCTTGAAAAATATGGAGGCACCGGTTTTGCTTCAGACATAACAAAAAGGTTGTTTATAAAAACAATGAATGAAAAATATGGTGTTAACTATTCTTGGGAATCCGAGGAATTGCGAAACAAAACATATAAAACAAGCAAAGAGCGTTATGGTAATCCACATTACACAAATAAAGAAAAAGGCATTCAAACCCATTACAACAAAATAATAAAAAACTCAAAAGACATCTTAAAAATAGAACAAGATTACTATGTGTGCAAATGCACCGAGCCTACTTGTGAAAAATGTGTGGAAAAGACCTTTAAAATAAGCAAGCAATTATACTATATGAGAAGCATAAACGGTGATGTTGCTTGTGTAAAACTAAATAACCCAAAAAGCAAGAACACAAGCAACGATGAAAGAATTGTTTATGACCTTGTTTGCGAACTTTACAAAGGGGAAGTGCAAAGAAACAACAGAAAGGAACTAAACAAAAAGGAAATAGATATATACTTGCCCGAACTAAAAAAGGGAATTGAATTTAACGGTGACTATTGGCACAACAACCCCAACACAATGTTTGATGCGGAAAGGATGGATGTTTGGGAAAAGGATGAACAAAAAGAATTTTTAGCCAACCAAAACGGAATAGAAATTTTGCATATATGGGAAAACGAACTATCGGATATTGAATACGTCAAGTACAAAATAGCAAGGTTTGTTAAATCCACAACACCAAAAACATCAGCATACTACAAGTTAAAAACCTTTTTGGATGGGTTGCAATCACAATATGTTGAAAACGTGTTTGGGGAGTTTGAATACAACAATGTTGTTGTTAAATATGTCAACGCCTTTTACTACAACAACGCCACCACAAAAGGTTCCTTTTTTGCAAATTCGGAAAAGCGTGTAATTTACGCATACGATTACGAGGTAAACGATGATAGAAAGTTTGGCGTCTTAAAATCCCAAATAGAGCATTCGCTTGGACTTACCAAAACAAAAATATACGCAAGGAATTGTGAATTGCGTGAAATAACAAACCAACAAGCCAAACCCTTTTTGGAAGAAAATTCCTTGTATGGGTACAGGGGTGCAACAATAACGCTTGGTTTGTTTTACAAAGGCGAACTTGCAATGGTTTACAGTTTTGGACATAATTACTATGGAAGAAAGGGTGCTTTGGAAGCCATTCGTGTATGCACCCTAAAAAACGTTGTTGTGGTGGGGGGAAGCAGCAAATGCCTTTCGTATTTCCTTAAAAAGTACGCACCAAGTTACAAGGGCAACAAACTTGTGTTTTACGTTGATAAAATTCACCAAGATGGAAAATCCTTAAAAGGTTTTAACTTTGTTCACCATTACGATGGTGTAATGAACTATTGGCTAAAGGAAAACTTTGGTGGAGCTTTGTATGGTGAGGCTGGAACCGCCTTTGGCAGAAACCCTTCCAAAAACAAGGAAATTGCAAAGTTGGAAAAAGATGGATACATTGTTTCGGTTCCAACTGTCGGTGTGGATGTTTATGAAATGGTTTTATAGATAAAATTCCAATAAAAATAACAATTTATTGGCTGTTTTGGTTAAACTTTTTGGATTTTTTATTATATATTATATAGATATACAGCACTTCAAATGGGAAGGAAAAAAGGAAAACATTATATTGACCCAAAAGAGTTTTACGATGAAATGGTCATATCTTTGGAAAAAGATGAATTAACACCCAAAGCAATCCAATTTTGCCAAGAAATAATAGATAGAACTGCAATGTGCAACCACTATGATTCCAAAGAAGATTTGGAAGATTGCAAGGCATACGCAATGTTCAACATTTTAAGGTATTGGCGTAACTTTAACCCCGCCTTGTACGATAACCCATTCTCTTATTTTAGTTCATACAGCTGGACGGGGCTTTCGCAAGGTTGGAATATTTTGCACCCCAAAAAGGAAAGCGGATACACAAGGATTAGCATAAACGATTTGGATGACGGAGGGGATAAGGATTACTAAAACCCGCAAATATGAAAATTGCAATTGAAGATTGTGTTAAGGTTCTTGGCAGGGGAACTGTAATAGTATGCAACCCACCCGAAGAACTTTTTGAATATGTAGATGACTTTTGTTATGCTTGCAAAATAAAATCGGGTGAAACAATAACAATAGATTCTTTAAGGTACATAATAAAAGGTGTTGAACAATTATCAACAAGCAAAAGTGTTGGACTTGTTATAAGCGGTATTGGCGATTGCAACAAACTTATAGGAAAGAATTTTGAATATTTGAAATAAAAAAGGGGCAATTTGTGTTGCCCCTTTTGTTTTTTGTTTGTGCTTGGATTAATCGTAAATTTCCTTTTCAAGTTCAAAAACATCACGTGTACTTACTTCTATTTTAAAAGTAACATTGCCACCGTTGTTAAAAACAAGTTCAACCGTGTTTTCTTTTTCGTTATATATGTAGTCTTCGTAAAAAACATCTTTTCCATGTGCAACTGATTCATAAAATTCTTCAAAGTTGTCATATTCGTTTTTTAGGTTTAAAATATCAACCATTTCTTTTGACAATATGGTGATTTTCATATCCATTTCACCACCGTTTACGTCCATCATTTCATTTATCTTTTTAATGTGTGTCATAACTTTTAATTTATTTTTATATTTATAATTTTAAAAATCGATTCTATATTTAATTTTACCGGCATCCCAACATTTGACATAACCACGGTTTCTCATAACTTCATCTTCTGTTAATTCAGGATGTTCAACACATTCAACCAAATTTGATTTTTGAAAACGGTATCTTGGCAAACGAATATCCATTGTTGTCCAATAGTAAGTTGGTGGAACAATGTGTTCCTTTTCAAACCCCATCTTTTCATAAACATCACCGTTTGAAACAGATAAATCTGCAAATGTTATAATTGTTTTTGGATTATATAACTTTACAAAGTGTTTTAGCAACTTGCTTGCACCGCCCCTTACGTGGGTATCAAAAGGTGAACACATACGACTTAACTCCCATTCGCCCTCCTTTGGTTTTCCACCGATTAAACGCCTTTTCTTTGCAAACAAGCAAACCATTACAAGTTGGTTATCTTTGTAAAGACCAAGTTTAACTTGCGAAGGTGTGTAGCCTTGGATGTGGTATGTTTCACAAAACGCTTTGGCTGTTTTTGTATCAATTTCTCTAACAACACAATCTCTTGCGTTTATTTTGTTGGTATGCAATCCAAATTTACCACGAATTATATTTTTAACAATATCTTTTTTGTATTTCCAATCATCTTCCCATATATGCAACAATTGTGTGCTTTTGTACGTGCATAATAATGTTTTATCGTAATGGTAATTTTTATCTTTGTATATGTCGCTATGCCAATACACACCGTTAAACTCAAATGCAAGATTTTTTTCCGGTAAGTATATGTCAAGTTCCTTACCGTTTAAAAGTTTTCTATCGTTTTCTATTATTTTGCCATTGTATATATCTTGGATATATAGTAATAATTCTTGTTCACACCCACTGCTTAAAGCACCAATAGGGTTTAATTTTGTGCAAGTTTCATAACCGTATCTTTTTCTATCGTTGTATAGTTGTTGTTTTGTTATGTAAGTTTTTTCTATACATTTGTCGCAATTTGGATTTGTGCATTTGCAAATCCAATCACCCGTTTCAGTAAAGCCAACAACAAAATCTTTATTGCCAAGTAATCGGGTTCTTCTGTTTTTCCTTGTTTTTTCTTTAACTTCCTTTATTGAATACGGGTTGTCCACACCATACTTTGTTAAAAAGGTGTTTTTTCTTTTTTCTTTAATTTCATTGCTTGAACTTGGGTTTTCTGTACCGTACTTTTTTAAACAGGTTTCTTTTGACAAATTTCTTACTGATTGAAGGCATAACGTGCATTTGACACCGTACTTTTTTAAGTTGATAACATCTCTTGATTTGTTTGCCCTTTCTACAACTTGTTTGTTTTGCGATGGGTTTTTAACACCATAATGTTTTATGTATGCTTCTTCCCTCTTTCTTTGCATTTCATTGGCTTTTTCTTCACCGTATTTTTCCTTGTTTGATTTTCTTTTCTCATTTAAAATGTTTTCATCTTTTTGGCAACAAGAATATGAACAATGTTTTCTGTATCCTGTGTTATAACCCGTGAATTTTGTTCTTTTTCCGCATATAACACATTTTCCAAGAAAAAAGTTTTTATCGTTATGAATGTAATGATACAACATTTGCATAAATGAAAATTCTTCAGGAAAATTCCACAATTGCAAATCTTTGTAAATTTCAGGGTATTTTTTGGAAAATGACTTCTTGTTTAACCCTTGTATGTTTTCGTATGTTAATTCATCTTTTGTCATATTTAAAAATCGATTCTGTATTTAATTTTACCGGCATCCCAACATTTGACATATCCACGGTTTCGCATAACTTCATCTTCTGTTAGTTCGGGATGTTCAACACATTCAACCAAATTTGATTTTTGAAAACGGTATCTTGGATATCTAACACCGTTAATTGCCCAATAGTATGTTGGCGGTACAACATATTCCTTTTTAAATCCCATCTTTTCGTAAACACCACCGTTTGAAACAGAAAGGTCTGCAAAAGTAACAATTGTTTTTGGATTGTATAGCCTTGCAAAGTGTTTCAACAACTTGCTTGCGCCTCCCCTTACATGGGTGTCAAAGGGTGAACACATTCTATAAAGTTCCCACTCCCCATCCTTTTTACCGGCACCGCTAATTCTTCTAACCGGACCAAACAAGCAAACCATTACAAGTTGGTTGTCTTTGTAAAGCCCAAGTTTAACTTGTGAAGATGTGTAGCCTTGGATATGGTAGGTATCACAAAACTTTTTTGCCGTTTTTGAATCTATTTCTTTAACAACACAATTTCTTGCGTTTAATTTGTTGGTATGCAAACCAAGTTTTCCTCGTATCAGGTTTTTAAGTATGTCTTTCTTGTTTAGCCAATCATCTTCCCAAATGTGAATTAGTTGTACGCCCTTGTTTAAACAAGATATTGATTTGTTGTAATGGTAATCTTTTTCTTTATATATGTCGCTGTGCCAATACACACCGTTAAATTCAAAGGCAAGTTTTTTTTCCGGTAGATAAATATCAAGTTCCTTGCCGTTCAAAAGTTTTCTATCGTTTTCAATTATTTTACCGTTGTATATATCTTGAATATATAGCAACAATTCTTGTTCCCTTCCACTGTTTAAAACACCTATCGGGTTTAACTTGGTGCAAGTTTCATAACCACCAATTATTCTATCCTTGTTTATGTTTGCATTTGTTATATATGTTTTTTCTATACATTTGTCGCAATTTGGATTTGTGCATTTGCAAATCCATTGTCCGTTTTCTGTGTATCCCAACAAAAAATTATGTTTTTCTACTGTGTTTTTTCTAACTTTTTTTAAATTGGCTTCTTTTGCCGTATTTGTTTCCAAAAAACTGTTTACACCATATTTTTCTTGGTTTGTTTTTATTACCCTTTTCTTTACTTCATCATTTTGGGATGGATGTTCAACACCATACTTTTTTATAGAAGTTTTCTTTGTTTTGCTTTTAAAATCTTCTGTTTGTGTATAGTATTCTTTTCCATATTTGGTTAAGTTGGTTTGTTTTGTTTTTTCTTTTATTTCATGTGAACACACAGGCGAATTTCCGCCATACCTTTCTTGGTTAGTTTCTTTTATTTTATCCCTTACTTCTTTTGCCCTTAATGAATTTGAAACACCGTAGTTTTTTAAAAAAGTTTCTTCCCTTTTTTGCTTTACTTCTTCTGCTTGTGAAACATTATCAACACCATACCTTTCTTGATTTGTTTTTCTTATTTTTTCTTTTATTTCTTCATTTTTTAAAGGAGATGTTTCACCATATTTTAACATACAAGTTCTTTTTATTTTTTCTTGAACTTTTTTTGATTGTGCAGGATTGTTAACACCGTAGTTTTTTAAAAAGGTTTCTTCCCTTTTTTGCTTTATTTTTTCTGCCTGTGAAACATTAACCACACCATACCTTTCTTGGTTGGTTTTTCTTATTTTTTCTTTTATCTCCGTGTTTTTAAGTGGTGTCGTCTCACCGTATCTTTCCAAACAAGTTTCTGTTCGTTTTTTCAAAACACTTTTGTTTTGTATTGCGTGTTTTACACCGTATTTTTTAAGGGTGGTTTGCTCTTGCTTTCTTTTTATTTCTTCCTTTTCTTTTTCTGTTTTGTTTTTATAATTCTCTTGTTTTTTTATTTTTATTGCTTCTTTTTCTTCGTTTGTTCTTTTGTTTATGGTATCTTTCATTCTTTTTGAAACAACACCGCTTTTGTTTATGCAATCCCTTGAACAATATTCATGATAGCCTTCATATATGTTAACAAAATTGCAACGCTTTCCACAAAATGGACAAACACCAAGTAAAAGGTCGACATCTTCATTTATATAGTGATACAGTTTTTGCTTAAATGAAAAACCCTCTGGATAGTTGGTAGAAGATATTTCACCATATTCTTGAGGAAATGTTTTTGCAAACCCCTTTTCGGTTGTAAAATATCCGCTTTTAGATTCTTTGCATTTTGCTATTATGTAATCTTTCATACTGTATATATAATAAAAAACGGGCAAAATATTTTTGCCCGTTTTATTTTTTAAATTATTGATATTAAATATATTAAATACCAATCAACTGCTCGTCCCAATAATCGCATCTCAAATTCAAGGTAAGTTCAGCGGCTTCGGAGTTATCGTATGCCAAATCACCCATACCCGTTAAGTTGCCGGTTGGAAACACATCCTTAAGGATAATCTTTCTGTACACACTGCCATCACGGTTAAATTGAACAATTACACCGGAACCACAGTAATCTTTTTTCATACCACTTGCACCAGTAAGCGGATCCCAAATCATGTTTCTCCACCTTCTTAAAGATGTGTAAACATAGTTTTCGTTTGAGTCATCCAAGTTCATTGTAAACACAACTGTTAGGTCAAGAGTGGTTTTTTCAGGAAATCCCGCATAACTTCTTGTAGCCTGCTTGTATTTTTGTTCCGTTGTTGTCACACTTGGGTTAAGGTCATCCAAACCGCCTATTGATTTGACGTGTTCAATAAGAATTGGGGATAGGGATGTTGGGCTGAACAAAGTAAGTTCAAACATTGCGTTATAAACCGGTTCCCAATGGTTTATAGCGGCTTGCGAGTTTCTATAATGAGGTAAACCTGCCATAATTCTTATATGTATATTCTTTTCAACACCACACCTTTGGCGGTGTTGTTATTATATTTATAAAAATGAATTTTGGCGGTTGTTTTGCAAAAGCGAATTTACCCATAAAATGTGTTTATAGGTAAATTTGCCTATAAACTGTTTATAAGCGATAAAACTTATAAATTGTGATTATAAGTGAATACGCTTATAGTTTTATCATATCCCCAAACATTTTATCCACGTTTGGGTCAGACCATTTTATAAACCCTGTGCCGGGTGTAAAGGTAAGTTCTCCCAAATATACGTTATCATTTACTTCATAAAAGTCAACCCTTACAAACCTAAAATCGTTTGATAGTTTTTTTGCGTAGTCAACCATTGTTTCAAATTTGTTTGGCTTTATGTCTATTTTGTTTGGGTTGTTTTTTATGTCGCATCTTGATATGTCAACAAAGTTAAAGTCCATATCATAGTAGTTAAGGTGAAAATCTTGGGTATGCCTGCCGTTAATTACTTGGCAATATGTTGGGTTGCCGTTAAAACACAAAAACTTGTAATCGGTTAGTTCCTTTTGGTTGTGGGCTTTAAGGTAGGTTTCTGCATAGCATTTTCTTTTAATTTTAAGGTAGTGGGGTTCCAACGAATTGTAGCCAAATGGTGTGTTTATCCATTGTTGCATTTTGGTTTGGCAATCGGTTTCGCTTAAACAGGATTTGCTCCTGCATATAATGTTGTAGCCGTAGCCGTGGTTGCATTTTAACACAAATTGGTTTGGCAATTCGGCAAACCTTATATCTTGCGGTTTTGTGTAGGTTTTTATAACAGGAACACAAATATCCATTCCTATCTTTTCCTTTGCGTATTCGTGCAAAAGAAGTTTGTCTGAGCATTTTGAACGAAGGCTAATGTCATCGTAAAGTTGCAACCATTGTGATTTTTCACACCAAGTTTCGGGATTGTCTATGTTAAAATTGTTATACCCAAAACACTTTGCCTTTTTTATGATAAGTTCTTTTAAAGACATATTTGTTGCTTTTGGTTACTAAATATAGTTTACAATCTAATTATATTGTCGCTTTTTGGTAAAACCGATTTTACATCGTACACAAAACCGTTTTCGCTTAAATAATCGTTGTAGTTTATGTCAAGATAGTTTTCGTGCGGCACCGCCAAAACAACCACATCGTATTTTTTGTTTGGTATCTTTTCCACAACATCAACGCCAAGTTCATCTTTTGCAAATTGTTTGTTGCAATAGCCATCCACAACCGTTATGTTGTTGGTGTACTCGGATAGTTTGTTGTATATTTTAACAACTTTTGTGTTTCTTATATCAGGGCAGTTTTCCTTAAAAGTAACACCCATTACAAGTATGTTGGAACCTTTTACAAGAATGCCACGTTTGTTCATGTGGTGAATTATTTTGTTGGCTATGTAATCTGACATATCTTCGTTTACTTGCCTGCCGCTTTTTATAAGCACGGGATTTACCTTGTAATCCTCAGCCTTTTGTATTAAGTAGTAGGGGTCAACACCTATGCAATGCCCTCCAACCAACCCGGGTTGCAAGCGTATAAAGTTCCATTTTGTGGAAGCGGCATCAACAACCTCCTTTGTGTCAATCCCCATTGCGTTAAAAATCTTCGCAAGTTCGTTAAAAAAGGCAATATTGATATCCCTTTGGGTGTTTTCAATAATCTTGGATGCTTCGGCAACCTTAATTGAACTTGCCCTAAATGTACCGTTAAGCAAAACCGAGTTGTAAAGTTCATCAACAATTAGGGATGTATTTTCGTTGGAACCGCTTGTTACCTTTTTTATTTTTTCAACCGTGTGTTCCTTGTCACCGGGGTTTATTCTTTCGGGGGAGTAACCAACAAAAAAGTCCTTGTTGTACTTTAACCCGCTTGCCTTTTCTATTTCAGGTACACAAACCTCTTCTGTGCAGCAAGGAAACGTGGTGCTTTCATATATGACAATATCGTTCTTTTTAACAACACTTCCCACAAGTTCGCTTGACTTAATTAGTGGTGTTAAGTCGGGTTTGTACTTGTCATCAACGGGCGTTGGAACCGCCACAACATAAATGTTGCAATCCCTTATGTCTTCCTTGTTGGTTGTGCATACAAGCATCTTTGTGTTTATGGCTATTTCAAGAAGTTTGTTGTCAACTTCAAGTGTGGAATCAATTCCTTTGTTTAATTCTTCCACACGCTTTTCATTTATGTCATACCCTATGACGTTGTACTTGGTTGAAAACAACCTTGCAAGTGGCAAGCCAACATAACCCAATCCTATTACTGCTATCTTGTGTTCTTTCATCTGTTTTTGTGTTGTGTATTTTAATATAAGTTCCAATATTCGTACCAATTTAAATCCCTGCAATAAAGTTGCATTATAACATCCGTAAATGTTATGTCCTTGTATGTTTCGGAAAATGAAACAAATTTATCTTCGTGAAATTCAAATTCATTGGTTTTCTTGTTTTTTATATAACCAGTTCTATTATCAAAATACCACACCTCTTTAAAGTAATATGTTAGGGGTGCTATGGATGGTATCATTTGCGAATCACCGCTAACCATTAGTTTTCTTTCGCTTTTGGTTGTGTGGTTAACAATTCTTGAACATTTGTGGTTGTACCTGTTAAGCAATCTGTACGATGGTGTTTCCATAAAGTTTTCATTAAACAACTTCATATATCCACCGCTTATGGTTTCGTTATCGTTAAAACAAGTTATGGTGTATTCAGGTTCCTTGTTTGGAAAAAGATATGATAAATCTCCTGTTTCCAAAATTAAAGGAACCAAATGAAAATCGTTTTGGCTAAAGCCAAACCTTATAAGTTCATCCACAAGCGGCAACACATATTTATAGGTGTATTCGGTTGTGTAATGGTGTTCGTTACCGGGCATGTTTGAATACAGCACATCTTTATCCTTAAAAATGGGAAGTTTGTGAATATCTCTCCCAGAATTATCATACTTGACGCCATACACTTTGTTACGATATGGAAAACAAATGTATTTTGCCATTTTTAATATGTTTTCCCTTTCCATTAGAAACTTGTTATATTTATCATATCGCCCCAATACAAACTTGTTTCATAATCCCTGCATCCAAAAATTCCACCGTTTGGGGTAAATGTTAGTTCACCAAGATACAATTTATCATTAACTATATAAAAGTCAACCCTTACAAAATCAAAATCTTTTGATAACTTTCTTGAATAGTCAAGCATTTCATCAAGATTCACTGGCTTTTTATCCAAGTTGTTAAAGTCTTGCCTTGCACAACTCCAACCTATATCAAAGGTGTTCCAATCGGTATCGTATATGTTTTCGTGCAAATTGTTTGAATACCTATCCGATATTACCATTATCATTTTTGGTTCGCCATTGCAGCACCAAACCTTGTAATCCACAAGCGATTCGTTTCCATCATCCATAAAAACTTCCGAATAGCATTTTGGTTCAATTAGTGCGTAATGCCATTGGTAATATTTATCCCCAAAGTTTGTGTCAAGCCAAGTGTTTAAAAAATCAACACAATCTTTTCTTGTGTTTATTTTTCGGTTTTTAATGTTTAAAAATTCATTGTTTTTGTTATCCGTGCAAATAATGTTCATGGCGTAACCGTGGTTACATTTTAAAACATATTTGTTTGGCAATTTATCGAAATTAATATCTTCTGGTTTGTTGTAAACATCAATTATGGGGACGCAAATATCCTTTCCAAGTTTTTTGATGCTGTAATCGTGCAACAATATTTTATCGGCACATTTAGCCTTTAGCATTTTGTTTTTGTCATACACCATTAGCCAATGCAACTTATCTTGAACCGTTTTGGGGTTTTCAAAATCTATTTGTAAGTTGAAACGGCTTTTGCTTGCCCTGTTTTTTAAAAAGTCTTCAATGTCCTTATCGGTTGCGTTTTTTAGGTTTGTTATGTTTTTACATATACCATCATCCTTTTTTATTTCGGTAAAGTCGTTTACAACAAAATCGGAAATGCGGTTTGCATAAACCGAGTAATCGGTTTTTTTCACCATTTTAACAGTGTTTTTTCTTAACTCGCTATCAAAGTTTGTTTTTTTATCTTGGGTAAGAGAATTTTCGTGTATTCTTCTATCAAACAATATTCGTTGGTCTTCATATAGTTTGCAATCGGTGTATCTTATTCTTCGCATAAAGTCGGCATCTCCACCGCAACGCCAATCCCTGTATCCACCAAGTTCGCAAAACACGCTTTTTTCAAACAAAACCACACCATAACTCATTCCATAGGGTTTTTCTATCTTGCAATTTCCAAAGTTTTCAAACCCAAACCTTATAAAATTGTATTGCGTTGCATTCTCCATAATGCTTGATATGGTGTAAGGTCTCATTTTGTCATCGCTATCAAACCTTAAAATCCAATCATACTTGGCTTCCTTTATAATGGTGTTGCTCGTAACATAAGTTCCCTTGTTGCTATCCATCATTAAAACACGCAAGTTTTTGTACTTGTGCATTATTTCCTTCATTTTCAAAAGAGTTCTTTCACAACCATCAATACCTACAATAACTTCCCAATTGTTGTGTGTTTTAAACCAAGTTTGTTCGGCAACACTATCAAGACACTCCTCAATAAAGTCTTGCGATTTGTATGCAGTTATGCAAACACTAATTCCTTCTGTTGGCTTTTCGTTTACTACAGCCACCTTGCTTTCTTCAAACTTAACTTTTTCAACTTTTCCCGCAAACAAATCGGTTAAATACCTTTCTTTTTCTTCGGTTCTTTTGTTGTACTTAAAAAAGTGTTCAATGCTTAACCTATCATTTCCTATACCACCTCCTCTTCTTTTCTTTTTTATCATATAGTACTCATCCGCACTTTTGGTTGCGTAATGAGCAATATACGCCTTGCTGTGGTTATATGTATCCGAGGTTACAAAAGTTGAATACGTTGCGTATTTTCCATCGCAATCAACAACATCACCCCTAATGTTAGAATAGTGTACGTTTATTGCCTTAAACCCCGTTAACTTTGTTTTGTAAAAATGCTTTTTGTAATAAGATAAAGTTTCATCTTCACACACTCTTGTAAACCTTTCCCTTACCGGCAAGCATTCGTAATGAAGGTTGTCATTATCGTCATAGCATTTCCAATTTAGCCTTACGCTTTTTGTGCTTGGCTTGGTTATATCCTTTATATATCCACAAACATTTTCATAGCCGTTTAATACCAAAAATTCATCAACGTCCAAGTAAAGAACCCAATCATATTTACCGCCAAACCTTTGGTAAAAATCATTGTATGACGCAATTTGTGTTTCACACCCCTTTTGCTTTTTTCCTATAAAATATTTTAAAACGGTAACATTTGGGTTTTCTTTTCCAACAACGTCTTCACACTTTTCACCATCCGTATCGTTGTTATCATATATGTATATGTGGTCAAAACCAAGATTTAAGTGATGGTTAATCCATTCGGATAGGTAAAGGTTTTCACATTTGGCAATACAACAAAGGGCAATCTTCATACAATTTTCTTTTTGTTTTATTTATAAATACATTGTGTTAAAAATCCCTATAAAAACTATGAAATTTTTAAGTTTGTATTAAAAATTATAAACACAATGAATAACAAAAAAGCGCAGCCCAAAGGGTTGCACTTTTTTAACAATAAAATCAGTATGTACAGAATTACTAAACGTTTTCTGGGTTAACTTCGTTTTCAATTTCCTCCAAGTTTTTCTCTTCTTCCTTGGTAACAAGTTTGGTTTCCTCTTCGGGCATATCATCTTCAAATTCACCCGAATCCAAAATGTTATCAATTTCAGCCAAACGGGTGTGTAACTCGTTAAGGGGTGTAATGTTTTCGTTTATTGTCTTGATATTTTTGGAAATTTCTGGTCCAACCAATTGCACAAGTCCAAGAAAAGAGGTTGCTTCAAACACACCCTTGCCTTCCCAATTCATAAAACCGTTCCACAACGCCTTGCAACTGGTGGTGTTCATCATAATGTGACCATTCCAATCATCTTTTTTTGTGTAAGGTTTTTGTTGTTTTAGGTTACTGTGAAGCATAAGGACGTTTGCCGCACTTGAATTGTCAACTTTAATTTCCTTTTCAACAAACTTGCAAAGTTTATCAAATTGGGATTTGTTGACAACATTAACGGAAAATTCCTTATTAAGAAGTTCTTCAATACCCTTGTTGTATTGTTCGTACAACCTTTTTTGTTCATCAACAAGTTCGCTTTTTTTTGGCAAAACTTGTTTGCTTTCGGTTTCTTTTAATTTTTTGTTATCTTCCATTTTAAAAAGTTTTAATATTCAAAAATAGCATCTTCGAAATTATCTTTAATCTTTTGAAGTTCTTCGAAATCCTTTTGGCTGTTTTTACCATAGGTTTCGTTACAACATTTTTGCAAAGCATTGGCAAGATTTAACACGTTTTTGGTTTTTGTATCACACTCACCGTCACCTATTGCCGTAAAGCATTCAAAGGCGTCATCCAATCCAAGCAAAAGAACCCTTTTGTCTTCTTTAAGTTCAATGTTGGGTTTAACCAAATTATCATCTTTCATAAACATATCGGTTTCTTGAATGGATGTTATAAGGTTAAGTATGGTGTTGCCCAATGATTTAAGTCTGTCAATGTTGGCTTTCATAATACATAGTGTTAAAGGGGGAGCTATACAACTCCCCCAAATGGATTACAAATCAATATCATCAAGGTTAAAGAAGTCTTCGGACCCACCGCTCGGCTTGCTTGGTGCAAACACTTCATCTTCCTCTTCCTCAACAACCTCAACCTTTGCCTTTTTGGTTTCCTTTTTGGAGGTTGCGTTGTTGCCACCCTTTAAAATCGCTTCAATGGGTTTTTCATCGGAAATGTCTTCTTTTTCACCTGTGTAGGTTCTTAAGCATCTGTTTACCCTTTCGGTCATCTCGGCATCCCATTCTTTGTAATCGTAAACGGTAATGTCGGGTGAATTGTTGTCAAGGTATTCAACAATTTTCTTTTTGCCCGCATTGTCAACAGTTACCTTTTCGCCATCAATGGTCATTGGGGACACATTGCCAAATTTGGAACTGTCATAGTTGTTAAAACCGCCAACCCTTTTAAGTTTAAGGTTGAAGTTTTTGCCGTTAAACGGGTCAAACACATTGCAAGGTTCATCGCTATTGCTTTCTTCGTCAATCATTTCCTTGATTTTTTTGCCATAGCGAAACACCTTAATTTGTCCAACAAGTTCAGGGTGTTGTGGGTCTTTTACAATCTCCACAAGGGAATAGTTGTAGTAGTTTCTATTGAAGTTTTCGGCAAGTTTGTTGTCCACCGCATTCTTGGAATTTTTAAGTTTCCAATACATTTGGGAAATTGGGGATTTTTCGCCAATGGTTTGGGGGTCGTCCACGTAGAAGCCATTTTCATCGTTGGCGTCCTTTAAGTAGTAAACGTACTTACTAATTGTGGAAAGTTTAATGTCCTTAATGTAGGGCAAAAACCTTAATGTTGCCGTGTAAACACCATCGGGGGCGTCATCTACGCTTGGTTGGTAAAGGTTTTCATCAACCGTTTTTGTTTTTGCGACATCCTTTGTGATTTCTTTCACATCTGTCGGCATGTTGAAAATGTCATTTAAATTACTCATAAGACTTAAAATTTATTAAATATGTTAAAAAAGTTAAACGATTAAAATAATTCAAAGAACCACTTTAATCCTTTTACAATATAATATAATAAAAAAATTCAAAAAGTTTAGGTTCCATATATTTATAAATACATAAAATCAATTTTCTTTAAAGAAACTTATCATGGCAGGTTATATAAAAACAAGAAAAGACCCAAGGACTGGAAACCAAAGAAACATTGTTTCAAAGACATTAAGAAATTTGTCCAATCTTGGAATGAACTTTGATAACAAAATATTCAAAAACTCGCACGCCATAGGTTTGTACGAGATAGACCCAATGCAGAAAAACACTAACAAATTCGTGTACGAAGATAGTGTTTACGACATCTTTAACGGGTTTAGTTTTACCGATTCATCAATGCACAAAAACATATCCCTTTACGATAGGGTGTATGATGAGGGAAAACGAATGGCTTTACGAAGATTGGCGGTGCAAGATGAAATAGAAGAAATACTTGACATAGTTTGCGATGAGTGCATTTGCTACAACCAAAACGGTTTGTTTAGCGAACTTTTGTACAACCCAATGCTTATAGATGAGAAAAAGAAAGAGGAAATGAACAATGTGTTTAACGACATATACGCATACTTCGGCTTTTACGACCAAAACATGGCTTGGGGTTACTTTAGGAAATTCCTTGTGGATGGGTTCCTTGCCTTTGAAATACTTTACAACACGGATGGCAACGAAGACGTTGGCAAGCAAAAGCACATAATAGGTTTCCAAGAATTGGATACCCTATCTCTAATCCCCGCAATAGATGAAAAAACGGGTGAAAAGATTTGGATACAATACAAGGATGACCCAGTAAGACAAAGGGTGCTTTACGATTCCCAAATCATTTACATAAGTTATTCACAATTTGATAGTGCAACAAGAATTTCCTATGTGGAAAGGCTAACAAGGGCGTTTAACCTTTTGAGGATTATGGAAAGCACAAGAATTATTTGGGCGGTTTCCAATGCAAGTTTTAAAACAATGTTCACCATACCGGTTGAAAACAACAGCAACAGGGGAAGGCAAACATTGGCTGAAACAATGCACAGTTATCGTGAAATTGTTGACTTTAACTGGGAAAGCGGTGAAATTATGACAAACGGAAAACCAATGATGCCCTTTAACAAAGAATATTGGTTTCCAAATGTAAACGGTGAAAGCCCGCAAGTAAGCACACTTGGCGGTGACGGGCCAGATTTGGCTGATACCGAAGCCCTTAAATACTTCAAAATGAAACTTTGGCAAGCCAGTAAGGTTCCTTTTTCAAGGTTTGATGTTGACCAAGGCAGGGGACAATATGCAATGACAACCGAATCAATGCAAAGGGAAGAAGTAAAATTTGCCAACTTTATAAACAGGTTAAGGTCAATATTTAAGGAAATCCTTATAAAACCCATTTACATACAATTGTGCTTGTTGCACCAAGAATATGTAAACGATACCAACTTTAGAAACACGCTCGCATTAAAGTATGTTAATGATAACGTGTTTACCGAAAAGCGTGAAATAGAACTTATCCAACAAAAGGCTGATTTTATTGGCAGCATTATGCAAACCTTTGTAACACAAGATTCCGAAGGCAACGAACAACCCTATTGGGATTTGGATTATCTAATAAGAAGGTTTGGCGGTTTTACGAATGAAGACCTTGAAAACAACGCAAGGATACAAGAAATAAAAAAACTTGTTAAGGAAGGCTACAAAGAAAAAGATGCCGAAAAAATAGCGGATGGCGAAGACCCCTCCAAATTTAAAAAAGAGAAAAAGGAAGAAGAAGGCGAAGAGGAAGAAGGCGGTGACAACTTAACACTTTAGAATATATATAAAACAATGAACAGAATAAAAAGATTTGACGATTTTGTAAACGAAAGCCTGTACCCTATGAATGTTGTTGACAACATTTTTAAGGAAAACGGGTACAATGTTTCTGGTTATTGGTCACACAGTGATGATGAAAACCTTGATTGGAAAGAATATACCAAAAAAACAAGCGAAACCCAAAAATATGTTGATTTGACAAAGTTTAGAATAGCAATAAGCGCAAAAGGCAAACTTACATGTTGGGATATGCAAAGGGATAAGGAATCAAACTATGTTGAAATTTCTGTTCCTGAATTGAAAGAACTTTTGAAACAATATTAATAACACACAATGCCGGTACCAACCATAAAAGACCTTTTTACCCCCATAAATTCCATAAGCACGTGCTTGGAATCAAAAGCGGCTGTGATTAGCAAGAACCTTGTTGATATAAACAACAGTATCACCGGTGCGGCTACCACATTGGGAGAAAAGTCAAAATCCATAAAGGATTCCATTGATGATGCAAAAAAGGATATTATAAAATCCCTAAAGGATTTAAGCAACACAAAAGTCGGAAAACCAAAACAAGAAAAAAATGCAAAAAACATTGAAAAACTATCAAAAGAATTTTCATCAAACCTTGCAACCGGTATAGCATCAACAATACAACAAGCAAGCGCGGCAATAAGCGGGGGTATCTCGGAATTGGGGATGGGTGTTGCCCAAGCAACACAAATACTTGTTGAAATAAACAAAAGCCTTGACAAAACAAATGTTCAATTAAAATCGGAAAAAAGAAGAGAAAGAAGGGAAGAAAGAAAATTAAGAAAAAACCTAACAACAGGAAAGCAAACTTTGGAAATGCCCGAAATAAAGGGCAGCGATGATATAGGAAAAAGTGTAGCCAACATAGCAAAAGCCGTTGAAGCCGTTGGTAACGTTAAGTTAAAAGATATTATACTTTTTAAGTCAAAACTTAAAAAGATGATACGAGGCATTGTTGAACCAATAAAAGAATACAACGAAAACCTTAAACCCGGTGAGGGTGTTAAAATAGCCAAAGACATAGAAGAACTTGGAAGTTCCCTATCGTCTTTTGTTAGGGATATGTCCAAAACAACATTAAGGGGTGTTATAGCATCCAAATTTGTTGGCAAAGACCCTAAAGAATCACCATTAAACAAGTTACTCGGCTCAGCCACATACGCAGTTTTAACCAATGTTTACGGCGCACGTTACAATGAAAAAACGGGAAAATACACGGGAATTAACAAAAGGCAAGCAGAATACCTTAAAGATTCTGGAATAATTTTAAACAACCTCGGAACAAACATACTTAAGTTTAACGCAAAAATGGCATTGGCTGCCGTGCTTGCACCGGTTGCCTTGGCGGGTGCAAAAATGTTTTCTTGGGAAATGCCTTTGCTTCGTAAATCCATAAACAAACTTATGGGCAGAAACAAGAACTACAAGGCGGAGGAAATGAAATATATAGCAGCCGGCAGGGTTCTTGATAAAATAGGAACAAGCATATTGTTATTTAATGCCAAATTAACGTTAAGTGCTGTATTGGCTATTCCCGCAATGGTTGGAATGGGTTTGTTTGCGTTGCTTTTATTGGAAACAAGAGGAGTGTTTGCATATCTTGGAAACAAAAAAGTTAGAAAGGCGTTTAGAAGAGGTGCAAGAACACTTGACATGATAACCGGTGCAATACTTGGTTTTGAAGCATCTATGGTATTAAGCATTGTTTTGGCACCGTTTGCCATGATGGGACTTGCTTTATCAACACCTATTATGCTTGGCGCAAATGCCATGTTCGGTATAATTGGTCAACGAAGAAATGTAAAAAATGTATTAAGCGCAAGTGCCGCAATAACATTAATGGGATTATCCATAATTGCATTCTCCGCATCCATGCTTGTTACAACGATGATTACAAAAAGAATTATAACAGGCGGTGGTGATAAAGTTGACCCAACAAATTTGGTTGCTCTTGCATCCGTTGTTCCAATAGTGGGACTTATGCTTGGCGGACATGCTTTAATGGGAATGATGGGCAAACCGCAATCGGTTAAAGATTCGCTTAATTCATTTGTTTCTATAACACTAATGTCGGCGGGTCTTGTTGTATTTTCTTTGGGTATGCTTGTTGCAACAGCAATAACCAAAAATATGTGGAAAACAAGCGGTGGCAAATTTGATACCATTTCCATGATTACATCGGTTTCTGTGTTTGGTTTAATGTTTGTTGGTTCAAAAGTGTTCCAAATGGCTGGACAAGACCTTAAAGGTGTTGCCAAAGGTCTTGCCTCTGTTACCCTGATGTCAATAGGTTTGGGAATTTTTGGGTTTGGTTTAAGTTTTTATTCAAAATCAACCAAAGACTTAAAAACCAAAGACATTGTAGCAATGCCGTTACTGCTTGCCGGTTTTGCGGTTGAATTTGGAATAATGGGTGCGACTGTTGAATTTATTGCACTTGGCGGTGCTGCGGCTGCCGCAATGGGTGTTGGTGTTGGCGCATTTGGACTTGGATTAAAATCATATTCGGAAAGCATTAAGGATGTTTCCAAAGACGATGTCATAAGAATGGCAAAGATAATAGGTCTTTATGGAGTTGAATTTGCAGGCATTGGACTTATTTCGCACGCCATATTAGGTGCTGACTTGGCATTTGCCGCAATGGGGGGTTCTTTGTTATCATTTGGAAAAGGTCTTTCCATTTATATGGATAGTATTAAAGGTTATGATGAAGAACAATTAAAACTATCAAGAAGCCATATAGGAAAACTTGGCGGTGAATTTGCTTTGCTTGGACTGGCATCACCTGCCATACTTGCAGCAGGTGTTGCAACAACAACAATAGGTGCTGGCTTGGCTTCTTTGGGAAAAGGAATGAAGTCTTGGAAAGATGTGGGTGGAGTTTCCGATGATGAACTTGCCAATCTTTGCAAAACCGTTGACGCAGTTAAATTGGCGTTTATGGGAAGTGTTGATGAAAACGGCAAACCAAAAAAAGTTGGCGGCTTAAAAGGATTGTTAAAGAGTGTAACCGGTGCCATTGCTGCTCCATTTAACTTGGCAGCTGTTGTTGAAACCGCAACCAGTTTAACAGTAGCGAGCGGTGCCATAGTTCATATTGCAAAAGCATTAAAATTCTGGGAAGAATCCAACATTAACATAGATAGTGTAACCAACCTTACAACAGTTATGGCTTCTATGAACGAAGCGTTTGGCAAAATGGCTGGAAAATCAAACGGTGGAGAAAAAGGTTTGCTCGGCAAACTTATAGGTTTGGACTTTTCTGTATTTTCACCAACCGATGTTGAACTTGGAATTCGTTCAACAAAGAATATGGGCAAAGCGTTGAAAAACATTGCCGAAGGTGTTGTTGCGTTTAGAGATGGCATAGGTAAAGAATTTACCGATAAAAAGAAAGCGGAAGAACTTGGTGTAGCAATAACAAATGTTATAACACCTATTGCCAACGGTTTTGCAGCATTGGAAGGTCTTGAACCTTATGAAAACCAAAGAAAAAAAGGATTGCTTGGAAACATAATAACAGGATTTATTGGAGAACTTGGTTCACCAGCAGGCAAAACGAAAATAGCAACAGGTATAAAGAGTGTTAAGGATTTGGGCAAAACACTTAAAAACCTTGCGGAAGGTGTTAAGGAATTTGCAACCCTTATACCTAAAAACGCAAGGGCTTCTTGGTTAAAAGATGTTGGTGATAACATAGCAGCTGTATTAACTGCACTTCAAGGTCCTCTTGTTGCATTGGGTACAAGCGAAGCCGAATTAACCCAAATGGTTGCCCAAACAACCAACATAGGAACATCAATGGAAAGTGTGTACACTTCTATGGGTGATGTTTCCAAGATATCAATGAAACAAAGTAGTGCAAAAGCAGGTGTTGAAGCAATAAAGGGATTGGGAGAAACTCTTGTCGGCATAGCAAACGCAACCAAAACATTTTCCGAAATATCACTTAAACAAATTGGCAAGAGCGGTACTTGGAATGAAAATTGGGAAATTGTAGAAAATGGTGAAGGTGCTTTGGGTGCTATGACAGCAGTACTTTGCAGCCAATTTGCATTGTTTAGCAAACTTGGTGTTACCGTTAAGGAAACAGGTACATACAAAGAAACCAAAAAAGAAGGAAACATATTTAACAGAAAAGTTTCCACAACATCCAAATCATACATAGGAATGGCAATTGATTCCATTTCCAATCTTGGTGCAACGGTAAGCGACATTGGGGATGCCCTTAAAAAATTCAGCAGCAATGAATGGAAAGATGGCGCAATAGCCGGAGCAAGCGATGCCTTTAGAACAATATTATCATTTACAGAAGCGTTTGGAACACTTGGCTATGTTATGCTAAATGGTACGTCATACAAGCAACAATTTAACGCATTGTCATCAAAAGGATGGAATCAAGAAGTTGTGTCCAAATTTGGAACAATATCCGGCTCAACCGGATTGCTTCTAAAATATTCGGAAGCATTAACAAAAGGTTCCGATTTAATAAAGGGTGTTGTTACATCATACAATGATGTGTTTGTTAAAACAAACAACAACATTGACATTTTAAAGAAATTTTATGATAAACCGGAATATATGATGTACCCCGTGTACAATGTTTTGGAAATGTCAAGAATTTTGGCGACAACCAATGAAGAAGAAGTTCACATGATTGACAACAAGGGAAAATATGTAATGTTGGGTAAACTAAAACTAACATCACAAACCTTGGATAACGCAATAGCAAACACAAGCAAACTTAAAGAAATAGCAACCAACATTACAACAGCTGTTTCAAAATTGCCATCACAAACAACAAACGCAAGGGGTGCAAAGGAAATGAAATCGGCAATTAGCAACCTAACCGATGGTTTTAAAGAAATAGAAACACTAAAACCAATCACAACAACTTCCTTTGATAACCTTGTTCGCAGTATGTCCAAATCGTTAAGGGTATTGGATGGAAAAGGAAAATCTTTGGATAAAGCAACCAAACTTGTTGATAGACTTATTGTGGCAAAAAAGAACAACGTATTTGGCGATTTAAGCAGGAACACGCAAAACATAGCAAACGCAATTAACAATTTGTCAAAAGACAACCTAAAACCTTATTCCGAACTAATAGCCGCTTTGGGTAAAATGAGCGAGCGTGATAGCAAGTACAAAGAGTTGTTTGATGACATTATTAACCTTTTGAAAAAAATGAATGCCGAACTCGCCAAAAGAAACGAAGGCGGTGAAGGTGGTGAAGGTGGTGATAAAACAGAAAAAGGCGGTACAGGTGGTAAAGGTAAATCTACAGGTAAGAAAAACGAACCTCAAACACAACCACATCAGCAACCCATTAACATACCTGATTACACCCAAAAACTTGACCTAATTAAAGAGGCTATTGATAAAGTTAAAAACGCAATAAATAACAAAACATCTTAATAGCACATAAATACTAAAAATTTGTTGTTATGACCTTTATAGGAATAGATTTCTCAATTAACTCACCAAGCATTTGCATAAACAAGGACGACAACCTATCGTTTGTTTCCTTTTTTAACACAAACGGAGATGATTGGAACAGGGCAACCCCTCTTAAAAAGTACACATACCATAACGAACTAAAGGACGTTGTTAAAATGGTTCCCTATGAAAGAAACGGCTACAAACCCATTGGCACTTATTCGGATTATTCAACCGAACAAATGTCAAAGATGCAAGATGCCGTTTTAATAGCCAACCTTATAACAAACGAAATAGCGACAAACACCATCGGCTTTCCCAAAATAGCAATAGAAGGGTTTGCATACGGTAGCAAAGGAATGTCCTTTATTGACCTTATATTGTTCAACTCCTTTTTAAGAAAAAACATTGTGGAGTTGTTTGGGGTGGAAAACCTTGTTGTAATATCGCCAAAGGAGGCAAAAAAGTTTGCGGGTAACGGTAATGCCGATAAAGAATATATGATAGGCGAGTTTATTAAAAACTCACACAACGATGAAGCATTGAACAATTCCGAATTTCATAGATATATAAAGAATATATCCATAGATTACAAAAACATAAAACCAATAGATGACCTTGTGGATGCCTATTGGATTATGAAAACCTCAAAAGAAAAATATTTTGGCAAATGATAGGAATAGTTGAAGATAATTTTGACCCTTTGGAAGAAGGAAGATTAAAGGTACGCATATTCGGTCTTACCGATAAAAAAGATGAAAACGGTGATTACATTATACCCACATCTTGTCTTCCTTGGGCAAGGTCCGGTTGCATAAACAGCTCGGGTGCTTTTTCAGTTCCCAAAATAGGTTCGTATGTGTATATAAACGCAGGTGACATTTACAACCCCATTTGGACGGGAATGGTTTATCTAAACAACGATGCCAAAATGGAAATAGGGGATGACAAAAACGCACACACCCTTGTTTACGATACCGATTTCTCAAACGGTGAAGAAAACAATTACAGGGAAGGCGAACACATAAAAATTTATTTTAGCGAAAACAAAGGTGTTGTTATAGATTACAAAACTTGTTCCGGTGGTTCCTATTTTAATATGACACCAAACGGGGATATTAAAATGATGGATGGTAACGGTGACTCCATAATACTATCAAACGGGACCATTACCATAAAAAGCGATAACAAAATAAAAATAGACGCACCTTGCATTGAACTTGGACAAGATGCCGTGGAGGGCGTGCTTAAATCGGAAAGTTTTAGAAAACTTTTTGAAAAGCATACCCACATGTACGAGAGCGGTCAAACAACACCCCCGATTGAGGGTATGAACCCAAATGTAATAAACAAAAAAATTCTTGTTTAAAGTTTGCCAAAGATTTTTCTTGTGTAAATTACTTGTGGCAAAATCCTCATAGTTGAATTGCCCGGCAACAAATGCTTTTCATTATTCTTGCCATTCCATAACCCAACAAGTTCATCAAGGCTTATTGTGTAGCCGTTGGTATATGCCAATTCCATAAACTCCATATCGGTCATTGTGTCATCCACAACACCTTCAACAATAAAAACCCTGTATTCATCATCGGCAAGTTCGGTTGTTGTATCCACAAACTTTGCCATTTCGTTTATAAACTCATTGTAGTTTTTTACTAACATTTTGATTTGTTGTTTTTATATTTATAAAAAATGCCGGTGTTTTTTCACCAGCATTTGTGTTGTGCAAGCAATGTGTTTGGCTTTACTTAACCTTTTGAACCGATTGGGTTTCGGCTGGCTTGGTTGCAACAGGTTTCTTTAATGCTGCTTCAACCTTTTCCATATTGTTGTTATCGGTAAGCAAATGTATTGCTTGGCTAATAAGGGCGGCATCGTCAAAGGAATAAACTGCGCTTTTCCTTCCCAATTCCACACCTTGAATAAGTACATTTACTGCTTCTGTTAGTGTCATAATTTTGTAGTTTAGTTAATTTTAATTTCAAAACTTTTGGTTTCCTTAACTTTATAAGGCACAAACACGTAAAGAATATTCTCATTGTATTTGGCTGTAATGTTATTGTAATCAAACATATCGTGGGCAAGGTTAATTTTCTTTTTGTATCCGGAACCCAAAAGTTCTGGGTGTGCTCCCTTATCCAACATATTCACCAGTTTAATTTCCATAACATCTGTATATGCGTTTTGTTTAATGTTTATTGAGATATTATCTCTTTTTACACCGGGCAGAAATGTTTTAAATTCAAAACCTTTGTCGGTGCTTTTGAAAAATTCACTTCTTACAAAGTTAAATGAATTTTCACACTTGCAAACAGGTTTGGTGTAGTTCTTTTTTTCATTGTCACAATCATCTTTTTTGCAATCGCACTTTTGTGTTTGTTCTTGTTCATTAAACAACTTTTTTGTGTTTTCAACAAAATCATCATTTAAAAAGTTGTTTAAAAGTTTGTCAAATAAATTTAAATAATCGCTCATAGTTTTGTTTTTTATATATTTTAAAAAGGCATATCCCCTTGTGTGGGTTCGCCCGCTTTTTTCTCTTTTTTAAGTTCCCTTATGTCCCTTACTTTGATTTTACCGCCACCAAAGTTTTCATCTGTATCGTTTTCCCATTTATCCTTGTTGGGTTCTATTTTTTTCATAGGTTCAACCTTCTTTGTTTTTATTTTGGTGGTTGGTTTGCTATCGGGAACAGATGAACTTCCATCTTCATTTATAATTATACCGTTTTCATTTAAACGCATTTTTCGGTATTCAATGTCCAACCCCATTTTGCTGTTTTTGCCAAAGCCATCCCTTATTTTTAGCATCTTTAAGAAGTACTCGTTGTTCATTTTTTGTTCATCATCTTGTATGATGCCGTAAACAGTATCCGATGTTGCAACAAGACCCATACTTTCGGCAACTTGCGACAATGTTATATCACTGCTATCAAAGGCGGACCTTGTGGATTGTGTTGCGGTTAAAATTAAACAATTCCTCCTTGTTGCAATTGCCCTTAAATCTTCGGCAATTTGCTTTATGTTCATATAGGTGTTTTCAGAGTTGGGGTT